TTCGCGAGCTGTCAGATGTCTACTTGGCCGTGCAGATCAGGAACAGGAACGCGTTGGATCAGGTTCGCAAGGGTTTGGCCCTGAGGGAAGACATCGACATGCTGATTGGGGCATTCAACATTACCGAGGCCTTGGCCATGAGAGGCATGGGCCACGACTGGGTGGAGGAAATCAGGCAGGGACAAGACGCGTTGCTGGAGCTCTCCCGCAGAGGCGTCGCACGGGGCATGCGGTTCATCATGACAGCCGAGCAGTGGGAATCGTTGAAGCTGGTCATGGATTTGCATGAGGAACAGCTGGCGCATGCAACTGTTCACGACATCGAGAAGGCGCACGACTTTGTGCTGGCGGCTCTTCGCCAAGGCAAGGCACGTGCAATTGTTCAAACTAGAAAGGAAGAAGCATGAAAATTGAAGCTACCGCCCTTGAGGTTCAAGTGGCGGGCAACCATTACAAGGACATGGCCATCCAGCCTGTGCAGTTCATCCACGCCAACGGCATCGGCTACTTTGAGGGCAACGTCATCAAGTACGTCAGCCGCTGGCGCAGCAAGGGTGGCGTCGCTGACCTTGAAAAAGCCAAGCACTACATTGACCTGCTTATAGAGCTGGAGAAAAAGTCTGAAAGTTTTTAAAAGTACTTGACAAGTACTTCAAGTTATCTGTTAAAATCAACTTGTCAATCCTGACAACATAGAAAGAGAGAAATAGCATGGTCGAAAAAGACATCACGGTTACGGTGTACACAGAGACTGACTTTTGCATTCACCTTGACGAATGGGACAGCGGTGGTCTTTGGCTTTCGCTGCGTAACGGCCGCTCAAGCATTTACACGCCCTTGACGCGCAAAGAGGCCCAGCAGCTGTTAGCGGGGCTGCAATCCATCTTGGCTAGGGACGAGGTGGCAGCATGAGCATGAACACCCCGTTCCACCTGCGTCAGCGGGAGTTCAATGCGTTCAACGCCGGGAACCCCCAAGTCTGGGAATACTTTGAGCGCTTCACGCTCGAAGCCGTCAACGCCGGCCGCAGGAAGATCAGCCACTGGCTCATCATCAACCGCATCCGCTGGGAGGTGGCGATGAAGACCACCGGCAGCGACTTCAGGATTTGCAACAACCACATTGCGTTCTACGCGCGCTTGTTTGTCAAGGTGCACCCGCAGTACCGGTTCATCTTCAATCTAAAGCGCATGGAAGACGAGCCATGGCACGGGGACATGCCGCTATGAGGGTTGTAAAAATAACAAAAACCATTGCGGATAATTTTGTGACTCAAAAACACTACAGCCGACGCGCCTCTATTTTTTGGGCCGGGTTTGGTCTTGAAGAAGAAGGTCAAATCACGGGCGTTGCCGTTTATGGCCAGCCGTCTCCGCCAATCCAAAAGCATGCGTTTAAAGAGCGTGACTTTAGGCTCTATGAATTATCCCGTGTAGTCGTGCAGTCAAGGACTAAAAATGCAGCCAGTTTTTTGGTAGCCAATAGTCTAAAGCTGTTAGAGCCAAAGCCCTGTGCGGTCATCAGTTACGCTGACATGGAGCAGAACCATTGCGGGATTATTTATCAGGCGACCAACTGGCTGTATACGGGCGCAACAAAAAGTCACGACAAGGCTTACATAGTTGATGGAAAACGAGTCCATCCAATGACGCTACGGGACAGGGGGATAACCGACCCTACTCGATGGGCAAAGGAAAACGGCATTGAGATGGTGCCTCCAGCCCCAAAGCATCGTTACTTTCAGTTTGTTGGGGATAGGCGTCAGCGGAGAACTATGCTGGCTATGTTGAAGTATCCGGTGTCTGGTTCGTATCCTAAGTGCGATCAGCAGAGGTACGATGACGGCCCTATTCTGCTTGTGAAAACAGGCCCAGTAGAGGGTGTCTTGCTATGAATCTCTTGATCCAACAAATGGCCAGCCTTGAGCCAAAAGAAGCCCTTAACTACCAGTGGTTTGACATGACGCCGGTATATAAGGCGGAGCAGACCGTTGACGGCAGCATTTTAGAGAGGCCTTTGCCTTATCCACTCACAGCGCTGGTATGTGCTTATGAGGACAAGAAGGTGCTTTTGCTGATCAACCGGGTAAAAGCGGTTACTGGAGTAGTCGGCGGGCAGCTGGACAAAAAATCCTACAGGCTCATTACAACCTTTACCTACACCGTGGATGAGGAAGGCATTAAGTGCCGTCACTTAGACGGCACTCATTTTGACTATCGAACCAGCCCTGCAACAGGGGTAATTGCCTTCATTGCCACGTTTCTTGAGTCCATAGACACGCAGCCCGCTGTGGGCTACATCCCTGCCAAACGCGCCAACTGGGAAAAGAAAATCCGCCAGGGAAAGGCGCCGACTTACGACTGGACCACGGTGGTAATTGAACCCCGCAAACCACGGTCCGAGGACCATGGCGGCACGCATGCGAGCCCGCGCTGGCACGAGCGCCGTGGGCATTGGAGAACCTTTAAGTCGGGCAGGCAGGTGTGGGTGAAGAACTGCGCAGTTGGGGACAAATCCATGGGTGCAGTTTTTCATGATTACCAAATTAAGGAATCTATATGAGATCACATCCTATGACTGAGTTTGAATCCACCGTTTGCGGCATCCCATGCAAAATTTGCATAACGTCATGGGAGCCCTATCAGGCCGCCATCCTGCGCGCCGACCCCGACGACAGCCACCCGCCCGAAGGCGGGCAAGGGGAGTGGGAAATCTGCGACCTCAAAGGCAGGCCCGCACCATGGCTCGAGGCCAAGCTGACCGACAAAGAGCGTATCCGCATCGATCAAAAAGTTTTTGAACACATGGAGAATTAACATGGCCAAACAATACATCCGCCGCACATTCAACGAAGTGGCCGACGAGGCCTACGAACAGGGCTTTTCCAAAGGCGTAATCGTCGGCACGCACCGCCAAAAGGCAGACCTAGACCGCATGCACGAAGAGCTCGAGGCCCTGAAATCCACCGTGGCCAACATGTCCCTGAGCAAGCTGGCCTGGTCACGGCTCACGGGCCTGTTCAGGGGGCAGTCATGACCTTTAATCACTGGTGGCAACAATTGACCAAAGCAGAACAGAAAATAATCGGCGAAGGAGCCGCTAGGTTTGTCTGGGAAGAATGCCAAAAGCACACCCTCATGACTATTGAGGATGCGTGCAAGGCCCAAGTGGCCTACGACGAAGGGTTCAGGCAGGGCCAAGCACGGTACACGGTTCAGATCAGTGGCTGGCGTCTTTCCCCGGGCATTCAGCCGGGCATGATCTGGATTGCTGACGGCGGTGGCGAAGGCGGTGACTTTCACATCCACGAGCTGGCCGAGGTCATCGGCAAGTTCTATCAAGAAAAATTCTAACGAGGGCTGTTTAATATGAATATTTACACCGAACTTAAAGCCATGTTCAAGATGCCTTCCCCCATTGAGGTGGCAGCAGCGCAGCTTGCGACAGCGGAGTTGGAGCTACTCAAAGCCGAGACTGGAGTGGAGTACGCATCGGCGCTGGTGACGTTCAACAAGGCGCAGATCAAACGCCTGAAGGCATACATTGCAGCGAAGGCTGAAGAGGTGACGGAATGACTAGGATGTGTGACGGAGCTTCAGGTATCAAGCCATGTCCTCATCCCAACAACTGCACTGTGAACTGCGAGTTCAACGACGCAGAACTACCAGAAGTTCATTGGAGCGGCATCCAGAGGCAGCTTGTCTGGGCTACATGGGCGTTCGTGGGGGTTGTGCTGTTTGGCCTGATGTTGGGCTTGGCATACGTGATCGGGAGGTTGCTATGACTAAAGAACAAATGCTTCAAATCATCAAACTGCTGGCCGCGCTGGAGTCGTGGGGTTTTGCGGAAAAGAACAGTCTGCCTGAGTACTTGCACGACCAGATTGATGAGTCGATCAAGGCGCTGACTAAGGAGTTGTTGAAATGACTAAAGACAACAGCACAGGAAAGAACAAAGATTTCTACGACCTGGGCAAGAAGATGTTTGACCGGATACAACCCATTACCCGAGCCGTTCCTCAGATTCCTCAAAAGCATTCCTCAAAACACATGACGGTATTTGAACTGATTGAGGCCAATGGCCTGACGCTGCATGGTGACATCGAGCACTTTGCCGAGCTTGTACGTGTTGATGAGCGTGAGGCGTGTGCGCAAATGCTAGAAGCGGCTGCAAAAGTTCTTCAGCAATGCCAAGACGAACTGACCCACCCACTATCAGAAGCCTTTGCGTTTAAGTTTGCCCGTGCCATCGAAGCCAAGTTAAAGGATAAGAACACATGAGCAGAATGTGCGACGGCGCTGCCGGTAGCAAGCCAGCGCTGTTTGATACGCTAATGGTTCAAGTGATTTGCCTGACCATCGACGATAAACAGGTGATTTGCATCGCGCCCGTGGTACACGCGCCAGACCTCGGCATCCGCGCAGGCAAAGTTCAAGCCATTGAATTCGGAGAGCTCATGCCCGCGTCCCTCGCCGCCAAGCTCTTCCAAGGCCCCACATCGGACGAGGAAGACAGGCACTGAAAGAGGGATCAGCGGCCCGGACCGTCCACACGGTCCGTCTCTTCCAGGTTTTCCAAACGAATGTCCGTACGATCCCCGTTGACAAAGCGCAACCGGTTCTCGGGCCAATACCCCATGCACAAGTACCAAGAGACCTTGGCAGCAAGGTAGGAGACGCCCTCAAAGCGCACGCGCAACTCCGGATTGGCGGCAGTGGTCTCAGTGCCCGCAAACTCACCCCGCAGCCGGCCATGGCGCCAAATCAACGCGCCGTTGCCCCCGCCATGGTAGTTCAGCATCTCACGCATGTAAGTCAACGTGCTAGGATCAGGGGTGCTCATGGCGTCGTTCCTTGTTCAACGATGTGGTGGGAAGTGAAGCCTCAGTGTGTCGAGCACTGGGGCTTTGCGCATTTTAAAGGCAAAAAGGAGGAAGAGGCAAGGATCACGGATCACGGGGCTTACGTTTTAGCTGTTTTATATACCTTTTTCTCAAGATTTGTTTCGTTTAACAGCTAGTTAAGAATGAGATATTGGTGTAATGGTGTAATAACTTAATGAAATCAATAGGTTACGAGTGATTACAGTGTTTTTAAGAAGTGTAATGGTGTAATTTACCTAAAATGCGCGCGCGACTTATTTACTGCTGCTGAACGAAATAGATGTTGGAAATAATCCTACTGAAACGATGAATTTGAACCGGGAGGGTCTGCGGTTGCGTTGCTTGTGGGTTTGTTGCACAATGTGTCCATGAACATCGAAAAAAATATCCCCCTGCCCGGCGGCGTTGACCCCAGAGAGCGCTATCCATTTCCCGAAATGGCTGTTGGCGACAGTTTTATGGTCTTGGACGCTACATGGATCAAGAACTTGCGCAGCGCCGCCTACATGTACTCTAGGCGCCACCTCGGCGTGCGGTTCACCTGCCGTAGGCATGGGGAGGGCTGGCGCCTTTGGAGGGTCTCCTGATGGGCTCGTTCAAAGATGACAGATTTTTGGCCGGCAAGAAGCTGGGCGGAATAGACTCACGGGTAGAGGCCCGCCTGGCCGTCCAAGTCAAGCCCTACAAACCCAAAGTCCTGACGCCCCAAGAGTGGAAGTTTGTAGAGGAGTTTTGCGCGGGCGATGGCCATGTCACCCTGAAAGAGGCTGCTCTGCGCGCGGCGTATAGCGAGGCATGGGCAAAGAATCGGGCACGGGAGCTGACGGACCCAGAAAAAAACCCGCACATTGTGGTCGCAATTCAAGAGCGCCGGCGCGAACTGGGGGAGAAGTACGGCACCACGTTTGAGCGGCATATGCGCGATCTCCAAGTCATCCGTGACCAAGCGCTGCAGTCCGGCGCATACGGCGCGGCCGTTCAGGCTGAATATCGGCGCGGGCAAGCCTTGGGCACGATTTATATTGAGCGCAAGGAAATTCGCCACGGCACGATTGACAGCATGAGCAAAGAAGAAGTGCAGCGCAAGCTCGAAGAGATCAAACGCCTGTATGGAGGCAGTGCTGGGCCAGTAATTGACGTCACCCCCAGACAGCTTAAAGAAGAACCGGAAGAGGACGAAGACCATGGCGTTGAAACCCGAAGCGAACCTGTACAAACGCCTGAAAGAAAATCTCCCAAATTGCCATTTCACCCGAATTGAGTCTCGGGTTAACCTAGGCATTCCCGACTGCCTGCTGGCATTCCCCCATGGCGAGTTTGTCATGGTCGAATTGAAGGTCGTCAAACGCGGGCGCAAAATCAATCTGTCACCGCACCAAGTGGCCTTTCACATCAAGCATTCCGATTTGCGCTGCCCGACCTACGTCTTGGTTCAGTACCAACCCGCCGGGACCGCTCATGCCAGCAAGTCCGAGCTGCTGCTTTATTGTGGCGAGCAAGCCGTCGACTTGGTGAACCTGGGCGTCGACACCCCTGCCTTGGCCCGTTGGCCGTGGACGGCCATATCATGGGCCGAGCTGAGAAATAAAATGCTACGTGGTTGAGTTGTAGATAACGGTGTGCTAGGATTACAAACACCTGGATGTCCCGGGCAACCTTAGAAAGAGAGAAAGCTATGCGAACGAGCGACCGAGAACGGCTGGCCGAAGCCCGGCAGCGACTGCATAAACACGCCCCACCCAAGACCCCTACCGACCACAAGCCCATGGCGATCAAATTATTTTTTTGGTGGTTGTTGCATAAAATCACCGGGGGTAGTTGACAAGTTGATAAAAGTAGGTTTACAATTTAATTAGGCCAAGCGATCCGCGAAGCCCCAACCCTAGAAAGAGAGAAAGACATGGAACTGAACACACTCATGCAGGCCTTGGCCAAAGATTTGGCCGAACAAATGCGCCCCATGGTGCGCGACATGATCCGGGCCGAACTGGTCACCGGTCAAGTGGACCCGGCCGCAATTGCCGAAAATATCGACCTGAAAAAACTGGCCGAGCATATTGACATCTCGACGCTGGCGGCCGAGCTGACCGAGGGCCAATTAAATGATATCTCGGGCTACATCGACCTGGCCATCTTGGCGGGCGAGCTTGACGCGGAGGGCATCGCGAAAAAATTAGATGTGGCGGACGCTGTTCGGGAATTTTTTCAGGACAATACTTTTTCAATCCGGGCATAAGGGGCACGGTATGAAACGAGAAACGAATATTGCACTTGTCGGCCGCTTGATCCATCAAGCCAGCGCCGGCCCGCTGATGCAGGCGTTCGTGCTTGAAGCCTTGCGCGATTATTCCGCCCGCATGCTGGCCACTGAAACCCCGGCCGACGCTGAATCGGGTTTTATCAGCTGGGCCGCATGGCAGGCCTGCGCTGTTGAAACCAATCAGGCCATGGCCGACCGCCTGCGGTAACCGCACCGGTTTTTTTAAGCCCGGCCGCGTGCCGGGTTTTTTTCGCCTAGGGGGTTGACAAGTTGACTTGTTGCACTAAAATTATTTGCAGGCCAGCAATCCGCCCGGCCACTAGAAAGAAAGAAAGCGAGAAAATTATGCTTAAGACTGTAAAACACTCAGGCAACAAAAAAACCGGCCCGATCGCGGTAACCTACCGCGCCGGGGGCCATAATGTTTTTGGCACGTGCCCGAAAACATGCGCATTGAACCCCCATGGTGAACATGCAGCCGACTTGATCGACGCCGACTATCTGCAGGCCTTGCGGCATGCCGTGCCGCGTAAAGGCCAGGCCTGGACGTATTCGCATTTTCCGGCCGAGCTGCTGCCGGCGCCGGCGCCTGGTGAGACCGTGATTAATGCGAGCTGCGACACGATCCCCCAGGCCTTGGCCGCAGTGGCCGCCGGCCGCCCGGCCGTGGTGGCCGCTCCGTCCGGGACCGTATGGCCGTACACCCTCGACGGCGTGCGCTTTGTACAGTGCCCGGCCGAGCTGGCCGAAAATTTCAGCTGCGCCCAATGCGGCAACGGCCGCCCGCTGTGTGCCCGGGGTGACCGGAATTATGTAATTGTGTTTGTCGCGCATGGTAGCGGCGCGCGCCTGGTCGGTGACGATGCCCCGGGCGGATGCTACGGTAACGGCGGCCCGGTCCGCCTGGCTTGGGAATCTACCAAAAAGACCGGCGCCCAAGATGACGGCGCCGCCCTGGCGGCTTTCGCCCGCTCGCTCCCGCCGGGTTCCCTGTTGCGGCATCATATTGTCGGTGACCTGGGCCAGGCAGCATAAAATAATTTGTTGACAAGTAGATTTTTATTAGACTAAAATTAAATCGTCGGGGGCTTTTCCTCGGCGCTAACCCTAGAAAGAGAGAATTATCATGGCTCATATGATTGACGAAACCACCGGCCGCGCTGCTATTGCTTACGCTGGACAAACCCCCTGGCATGGTTTGGGTCAGGCCCTAACGCCTGGCGCAAGTATTGAGACATGGGCCCGCGAAGCAGGCCTTGCATATGATGTGCTTGAGAGCCCCGTTAAGTATTCCACGCCGGCCGCGACGGAGCTGCAAACCTGGCCAGCGCGTAAAGTGCTGCACCGGTCCGACACCGGCGCGCCCTTGGCGGTTGTGTCAAGTGCCTATAACGTGGTGCAGCCCGGCCAGGTAATGGACTTCTTTCGCCAGCTGGTAGACCTGGGCGGGTTTGAGCTTGAGACCGCCGGCGCCCTCAGTGACGGCCGCCGGGTTTGGGCCCTGGCCCGCGTCGGCGATGCTGCGCCTGTGGTCGACGGCGACCTGGTCAAGCCTTACTTGTTGCTGGGCACGTCATATGATGGAACCATGGCGACCGTCGCAAAATTCACGGCAATTCGCGTGGTGTGCAATAACACCATAACGGCCGCCGTCGGCGGCTACAGTGGCGGCCGCGTGGTCCGTGGCGAGGGCGAGATAAATACCGGTTACCTAAAATCGGCCGTCCGGGTTTTGCATTCTGAACGCTTCGACGCCGACGCTGTGCGGCTGCAGCTGGGGATTGTGGCGAATGCCTTTGAGGGTTTTCTAGTGCAGTCCCGGCAGTTGGCCGGCCAGACCATGGACATGGTCCAGGCGGATGCATTCGTTGCCGAGCTGTTGCGCCCTTATCATTCCAGCGCGCGCCCGGTGACCGAGTCAAAAGCTTATGTGCGGATCATGCAATTATTTAACGGCCGGGCGATCGGCTCTGACTTGCCTGGCGTGGCCGGCACCCGCTGGGCTATGTTTAACGCGGTAACCGAGCTTGTCGACCACGAGCGCGGCCGCTCGAATAACACCAGGATCGAATCGGCATGGTTTGGGACCGGTGCAGCACTTAAGGCCCGGGCCGCCGAGCTGCTCGCCGCCGAGCTGGTAGGGGTTTAATCATGGTCCAAATTGAATACACCAAAAAACCCAGCGGCCCGACGCTACGCGCCGCGATCCGCAAAGCATTGAGCGCTGGTGAAACCTGGCTGCAGCTAACATGGGGAGAAAATCAAATCACAATCGAGCGCGGCCCTTATGGTTTTACCGGCCATGGCTGGATCGGCCGCCACGGTGGCGACGACCTGGCGAGAGAGTTCAAAATTCGATAACCCAAACCCGGCCAAGCGCCGGGTTTTTTGCCTATTGCGTTCAGTTGATTTTTTAGACTAAAATTAAACCCCGGCCACGTTGGCCGGGAATAAACTAGAAAGTGAGAATTTTTATGTCCTGTTTTGTTGTCCCTGATTATCACGTGACCACCGGCCGCGCCCCGGTTCCACTGTTGCTGAATGCTGCCGGCCGCGTCGGTGGCCGTCTGCGCCTGGTGCAGCTGTTTCGCCTGGCCGGCGCTGGCTTGGTCCGGGTTACATGGTCCGCCACATGGTCCGAGTATCAAGTACGCGCCACCGGCCCCGGCGGCCGCCTGGTGGCCGAGTACTTCACCGACGACAGGGCCGACGCCCTAGGCACGGCCGACGCCATGCTGGCCGAGCTGGCCGCAGCTGCCGGGGTTCCGGCATGAGCTGGCCGCGTTAGTTCGATTCAAACCCGGCCAGGCGCCGGGTTTTTTTTTCGCCCGGTATCGGCCTGCCGGCCTGGGAATAGCTTAAACCTATCGCAAACCCCGGGGCCATAGTCCGCGCCATGCCAGGCCGCGATCCAGGCCCGGCCAGCGCGTGATCCGTGGCGCGCGTATCGTGGCTTGGTGGCCGTGGCCATGGGGGCCGCCGGCCGTGGCCATGGGGGCCGCCGGCGCTTGGTCCGGTGTTTGTGTTTGTATGTCCGCCGGCCAGGTGTTTGTATGTGCGACATACAAACAAGGCCCGGCCAGCTGCGGCCGCCGGCCGTGGCCATGGGGGCCGCCGGCCGTGTCCATGGGGGCCGTGGCCATGGTGGCCGCCGGCCGTGGTCGGCGTTCCTGGTAACTTTCGCCCCGGTGCCCGGCGCCCCGGTTCGCGGGCCCTAGCACGTAAGTGAGCACCCACCCGCCCCGGGGCCCGAAAAAACGGGCCGGGGGGGAAGCGGCGCAGGCTTTAGCCTTGTTTTACACGGTAAGTTTCACGTGAAACACTTTTAGACCCCCAACAATAAAAGGGCCCCCTTTGTGTAACAAGTCAACCTGTGCCAAAATTTGTGCAAATTTAAAACGAAACGGACTTTTATGATCCCTGAAGAAATTGACGCCGAACGGCTAAAGCTTGAATACCGACTGGCGCAGATTGACACGCAAGACAAGGCCAAGACCGGCTTCCTTGATTTTGCACGCTATGTCTGGCCAAGCGCGATCCTCGGTGAACATCACTCGGTTATGGGCAAGGCTTTTGACCGGATTGCTGCGGGGTCCTTGAAGCGTTTGATCATTAACATGCCGCCTCGGCACACAAAGTCTGAGTTTGCGAGCTTTCTTTTGCCGGCCTATCTCATGGGCCGTGATCCGCGAACCAAGGCTATTGAGGCGACGCACAACAGTGAGTTGGCGGTGCGATTCGGCCGGAAAGTCCGTGATTTGATGGACACGGATGTGTATAAGGATTTGTTTCCTGATGTTAGTTTGAAGCAGGACAGCAAAGCTGCCGGCCGGTGGGACACGAGCAAGGGCGGGGAGTATTTTGCGGTTGGTGTTGGAGGTGCGATGACGGGCCGTGGTGCGGATGTTTTGATCATTGACGACCCGCATTCGGAGCAGGATGCGATGAGTGAGTTGGCTTTGGACAATGCGTGGGAGTGGTACAGCTCGGGTCCTCGTACGCGATTGCAGCCGGGCGGGGCGGTGGTGATTGTGATGACGAGGTGGGGGACAAAGGATTTGACGGCGCGGTTGCTCAAGGCGCAGAAATCACGGAACGCGGATCAGTGGGAGGTGATTGAGTTTCCTGCCATCTTGCCATCGGGTAAACCCTTGTGGCCGGAGTTTTGGAAGCTGGAGGAGTTGGAAGGCGTGAAGGCTAGTTTGTCGGTACAGAAGTGGAATGCAATGTACCAGCAGCAGCCTACGAATGACGAGGGTGCGATCTTGAAGAGGGAGTGGTGGAGGGTCTGGCCGCATGATGAGCCGCCGGTGGTGAACTACATTATTCAGTCGATGGACACGGCGTATTCCAAGAAGGAGACGGCTGACTTTTCTGTTATCACGACGTGGGGTGTGTTTTACGAGAATGAGGATTCTGGGGCGTCGATTATTTTGTTGGATGTTAAGAGGGGGCGTTGGGATTTTCCGGAGTTAAAGCGCATTGCAAAGGAGCAGTATGACCATTGGCAGCCAGACAACGTGTTGATTGAGGCGAAGGCCACGGGCACGCCTTTGCAGCAGGAGTTGCGGCGGATGAGTATTCCTGTGACGATGTACTCGCCGGGGGGCAGGAGAACGGGCACGGACAAGGTGGCGCGGGCCAATGCGGTGGCGCCTGTGTTTGAGGCGGGGATGGTTTGGGCACCTGACACGGAGTGGGCGGAGCTGCTTGTTGAGGAGTGCGCGGCTTTCCCGCACGGGGACAACGACGACATGGTGGACAGCACGACGATGGCAATGGACAGGTTTCGGCGGGGTAACTTTATTAGCTTGGCCACGGACGACAACGAGGAAAGGGAAACGGGAGACCTTGTGCCGGAGTACTATTGACGTTTAAAATGGGCTAACCAATACCTTGGCCAAGGCGCTATGAAATACACTACTTTGTCAGATGACGACATGGACAATGTCCAAAAGTTTGCCTTTGGTGGCATTGCCAATCCTGCTCAAAGGGCGTTTCTGCGCGCATCGGATCGTGAGTATTTGGCCGAGCGCCAAGCGGAGCTGGACGCGTTTGAGGAGCAGCGCCAATCGTACAACACGGGTTTGGCCAAGTACCAAGAAGAGGTGTACAACCCTTACCAGCAGCAGTCCCAAGCGTACAACGCAGCGGCCCAGCAGTACAACACCGATGTGTACAACCCTTACCAGCAGCAGTACGGCGCGTATGAAAAAGCTGTGGCGGATTTTAACGCGGGGGATCGCACCTCTGACTATGCGGGCCCGGCAGAGCCGACACTGGCAAGGCAGTTTGACATGCAAGCGCCCACGGCCCCGGGGTCCTTTGACATGGCAGCGCCTGTCCTGCCGTTCAAGGAAGAGGAGATTGTGGCCCGTCAGCAGCAAGCCGCAGAAACAGCGCGCAGGGATGCGGGCAACCGCGCCACTGCCCTTAACGTGGTCAGCAACCCGGATCAGTTTAACTTTGGATCAATGTCCATTGCCAATCGGTTTATGGCCGAAGGGGGCGAAGTGAAAAGAAAATCAGCCAAGGAAATGCTGATGGAGATGGCCGAGGGCGGGGAGGTTGGCATTGACAAGAACGAGCAAGCAAGGCGCGAGCAAACAGCGCGCGAGCAGGCAAGGTTTTTGGAGAGCGGACTATCCGCTGAGAAGTACGCCAAGCAAGAGGAGGAGCGGGAGGAGAGCGTAAGGCTTGGCATTGCCGCGCGCGAGCAGGCAGCGGCTTGGGCGAGCGGAAAATCAGCCAAGGAAATGTTGGCCCAGCTGCGAGAGGCCCAGCTTGCCAGTTTTCTTTCGCGAACAAAAGGAGGTGTAACAGTCCCTCTAAGCGAAAGCGAAGCGCACAAGGACAGTGCAAAGCGGGCTCAGTACGGCAGACAGGCCCGAAAGGAAGAGCTGGCAAGGCGCGAGCAAGGAAAAACAAATCCTGTAGCCCCGCCGGTAGCTCCACCGCCGGTAGCTCCACCGCCGGTAGCTCCACCGCCCGTAGCTCCGCCTGTAGCTCCACCGCTCGTAGCTCCGCCGGTAGCTCCACCGCCGGTAGCTCCACCGCCCGTAGCTCCGCCCGTAGCCCCGCCGGTAGCTCCACCGCCGGTAGCTCCGCCTCCTGAGGCCCCGATCTTTGCGCAGCCCGGCATCAGCCCTGGAACCACGGCCATCGGATCACCTGACATGCCGCTTGCCGGCGCGTTGAATACTTTGAACGCAATTGGCGCCAACCCTAACTTGTCGCCTACTATGCTGGGTGGTCAGCAAAACGCGGGGGTAATGACAGACCGTTTGGGCAACCTTATTTATTCTCCCGGAGCACCCCAAGCGGTACCGGCGGCATCGCCTATGCCCGACCCAATCTTTGCACGGCCCGTAATTAGCGCTCCCGGTGTAATAGGCTCTCAAGCGGAAATGTTGCCCGTGTCTGGCGGCACCGCTTCTGAAGACTTTTCCCAGTTAAATGCGGTACCGGCGGCATCGCCTATGCCAGTGCTAAACCTAGCCAGCAACGTTAGCTCTCCTATTGCAGGGGCTCCCACTCCCTTGGGCAGCGCCCCAAGCACCGCGCCTCGTGAACAAGGGGGCATGGCCAACGGCCCTGCGGCCCTTGGCATTAATGCCCAAGGCCCGGTTATTAATACCCAAGGCTTGGCCATGCCGATGTTTAACAACTCGGGCTTGGGCGGTGCAGCGACAAATCCTCAGAGCTACTTTTCAATGTTCAACCCCGGCCCGCCCGGCATTAGCTTGGGAGCCACGGCCATTGGATCGCCTGACATGCCTATGTACGGCGCGATGAACACGATGAACGCAATGGGCTCTAGCCCCAACTTGTCGCCCACTATGCTGGGCGGCCAGCAAAACGCGGGCTTTATGACCGACCGTTTGGGCAACCGCATTTACTCTCCCGGTGCGCCTCTTTTGTACGGCTTTGCCAAGGGCGGCCTTGCTGACGCCACGGCCACGGCCAACGCCTACACCATGGAAGACGAGGAAGACGTGCCGGTTGACACAGACCCCGTAGGTTCGGCCAAAAAGATGCTGGCTGCAATAAAACCTTCAAAAAAGTCTGCTCCCTCGCCCATTGCCAAGAGCATTAAGAAGTCGGGCGGCGCAAGTGCCAGCAAGGAAATGGACATGGCCTACCAGCCCTTGTCCTCGGCCAAAGAACAAGTGCCCGAGCTTAGGGACTCGCGCTCTGCTAGGGCGCAGATGGAAGCCATGGCCGAGGCCTACAAGCTGCGTGCCCAAGCGGCGACGCAGCAGTCTAAGGGGTTTATACGCGACACGATGAACGCGCCTACTTTGGACAGACCCAACTTGGGCAAAAACACTTTGACAGCCAAGCGGTTTAACGAAGGGGGTGAAGTGGAGCTGACGCAAGAAGAGATTGACGCGGCGAGCAAGCCTGCGTTTGTGACGCCGAAGTCTGGCATAGGCCGCAAGGAAGGCCCGATCAGCCAAGCGTTGAAGTCGGGCGAGGCGTATGTGAACGTGGCCAAGGGCTTGACGGAAATGCCGTACAACTTGGCAGGCGCGCCTATGGATTTGGCGATGTTGGCAAGGCAGGGCTTAACGGGCCAGGCCCCGGCCGGCCAAGTAGGCACCAGCGACTACATCAAAAACAAGATGACTGAACTTGGCATTCGCCAAGCGCCACCTACCGATCCGACGGCCAAGGGCTTTTACACTGCCGGCGATCTGTTGTCTAACTTGGTCAACCCCGCATCTGTGCCGCGCAAGGTGGGCCCGGCAATTGAAAAGGGTGTCAAGGCTGGCGCCACTGAGGTGGGCCGTCAGTTAGACCGTGCCATTATGGACAGCGCCGGTCCGTTGGCCGGTGTAGTGCCCGACGCCGCGCGCCCCATGTACGCGGTCCGCCCAACGGGCAGCACCATGCTTACGGGCCCCGTGGGTTTAAACAAAAACGTGAGTGAAGTTGACCAGCTGTTGCAAAGCGGTGTGAGCAATGCCAAAAGCGCTGCGGGTCAAAACGAGGGCCAGCAAAAACTCCTTGAAGATTTTTGGGGCAAGAAAGCCCGCAATTACTTTGAACGCCAATTTGGCACGCCGGACGACCCAATTATGGAAGGCATCAAAGCAGGGACGCTCAAGGGCACAGCATTGTCTTCCGACTTAAAGGCAGGGTTCCCCGAGCACCTTATTGAGTCCATGTCACTTGGGAAAACGCGGTCAAAGGAGGGCGCTCGTTCAACCCCTGAGTTTGTGGGACCTGGCAAAGCTGAAACTCGGTTTTTTCCAAAACACCCCAGAGCAATCGAGGACTTTACACAGCGGTATGACACGGCCACGGGGCTTAGAGGCAACCTAATCACCACCAACCCTGCCGCAGCTGACCCAGACTACAATTTAATTACCTCCGAAGGCCGGGCCATGGGCCGTGCAGCTTCGGAAGCTGCGGCAGACAAGATGCTCAACCAAGGCATGCGCCCTGAACTGATCAACCCTGAGGTCGGTGTCACAACCCGTTCTGTTAAGGACCCTGAGCGCATCGTGAGTGACAACAGCACCCGTTCGGCCAAGGACCTGTACGAAGCCTTTGAGGAGTCCTCCGCTTACAACAAGCTGACGCCAGAGCAACAACTTGAGTGGGCTAACACTCAATATGGCAGTGGCCGTAGCGCGTTGAGGGGCATGCAACCGCCGGAAATTGGGCCAAACTTGCTGGGCGAGAACGTGCGCACCGCCATTGAAAAGGGCGAGCCTGTGTACGACATCAATTACATGGGCAAAACCTTGCAGTCTTTGTTTAAGCCTGACAACATTAACGAGTACTTGGCCGGCCTGCCTCCCCGCGAGCTTGCCAACATTCGCTTTGAAGATGCAGTACGCGGCGGATTAAAGATTGGTGAAAAGCAGTTCAAAATGCAGGGATACGTTGACCGTATCAAATCGGGCAAACCTGTGGCAGACAACGTGTTTTCTGAGGGCGTAGGCAAGCCTCTAATACAATTTGGCGAGGGCTCAGGACTTGATGGGTTCGCTTGGAAGCGTATTGAAAAACGCGAGGCCACCATACCAGAAGGGGCGTATGTAGGCCACTCCGTAGGCGGATATGAGACGGGTGGAGTAGGGTATACAACCGACAAGCGCAATGGCTTTAACACAGGCAAGTGGCAGGTATATACTCTACGTGACAACAGAAATAGACCTGTCAACACAATTGAGGCAAAAATGCTTGATGAGGATACGCTTGTTGTAACGCAGATTAAGGGCAATGGCCGGGCTACGGGCAACACCGCTCCGGAAAAGTATGACGGAGCCGTTTTGAAGTTTCTTCAAGACTACTTAAAACCAGTAGCCATTGAAGAGTCGGACAGCCTCCTGACTCCTTTGTTGCAAAACTACAAAATAGAGCTTGGCGCATCGCCACGTGCTCGATAAGGAACACACATGGCAATCGAAAAAGCAATGAACCGGATGCCCACCCTTGAGGTGGTAATAGGCGGCGGCATCCCAGGACCCCAGTCAGACATTGAAATTATTATTGAAGAGGACGGTGGGGCCGTCGTGGAGATGGGTGAACAAGACGCCGAGGAGGTGGACTTTTACGCCAACTTAGCAGAGGTCATTGACCCAGATGACACGGCCATAATGGGCTTGGACGTTGCCGCTTTGTTTGAGGCCGATAAGGGCTCACGCTCCGATTGGGAGCAGATGTACGCTAAAGGCCTTGATCTGCTCGGCTTGCGCATTGAAGAGCGCACCAAGCCCTTTCGTGGAGCCTCTGGCGCTACGCATCCAATGCTCACTGAGGCCATCATTCAGTTCCAAGCACAGGCTTTCAAAGAACTAATGCCGGCTGGGGGCCCTGTCCGCACGCAGATTATGGGCAAAGAGACGGTGGAAAAGTTCCAGCAGGCCGGCCGTGTGCAGGATTTTATGAACTACCAGATCACCACGGTGATGGAAGAGTACACGCCTGAGTTTGACCAGCAGCTTTTTTACACGGGCTACGGCGGTTCGACCTTTAAAAAGGTCTACTACGACTTTCAACTAGGCCGCATGGTGTCCAAATTGTGCCTAGCCGACGATGTTTACATCCCCTACAACGGCTCAAGCGTCGTGTCCCAGTGCCCACGGCTCACGCACCGTATTGCGATGGACTCAAACGAGTACCGCAAGCGTGCTTTGGCGGGCGAATACCTTGACCTTCCGGTTGAAACGTATGCCGCGCCGTCAGACCCGGGCCACATCCAGTCTGCAATTGACAAAATTACCGGGATTCAACCCACAACCAACGAAGGCGAAGTGTTTTTGTTGGAGCAAATGGTTGATTTAGACCTTCCAGGCTTTGAAGACAAAGACGAAAAGGGTGCCCCAACCGGGATCAAGCTGCCATACGTAGTGACTTTGGTCGAAGACAGCCTAAAAGTGGTTGGAATTCGCCGAAATTGGAAAGAAGACGACAAAAAGAAGAACCGTCGCAACTACTACATTCACTATGTGTTGGTTGAGGGCCCGGGGGCATATGGTTTGGGTTTTGTGCACTTAATTGGGGGCCTTAGCAGGGCTGCAACCAGCGCTTTGCGTCAGTTAATCGACGCTGGTACGCTTGCAAACCTGCCCGCAGGCTTTAAAGCCAAAGGAGCACGGATCGCGGACGACTCTACGCCGATCCAACCGGGTGAATGGCGCGACATTGACGCCGGTGGAGCCGAGCTGGCCGGGTCCTTGATGCCTTTGCCGTACAAAGAGCCAAGCCAGACCTTGTTCGGCCTGCTAGGCTTTCTTGTAGACGCCGGAAAACGGTTGTCGAGCACTGCCGACATGCAGATTGGCGACGGCAACCAGTACGCGCAGGTCGGAACGACTTTGGCGCTGTTGGAGCGGGGCTCCATGGTCATGTCTTCCATCCACAAGCGCTTGCACTACGCCCAGACTTTGGAGTTCCGCCTCCTGTTTGAAGGCTTTGGCGAATACTTGGACGACGAGTACCCCTATGAGGTCCCTGGCGCGAGCCGCAAGATCAAGAAGGCTGACTTCAACACCATGGTGTCGGTGCAGCCTGTGGCTGACCCCAACATCTTTAGCTCCGCGCAACGCATTCAGTTGGCCCAAATGCAATTGCAGCTGGCCCAAAGCGCTCCGCAGATGCACAACATGTATGAGGCCTACTACCGCATGTATGCGGCCTTAAATGTGCGGGACATTGACGGCGTGCTGCTGCCTCAAAACACCAACATGCCTCGCGACCCTGCGTCCGAGAACAGTGACGTGCTTAACAGCATGAAGCTCAAGGCCTTTGCTGGCCAGCAGCACGACGCCCACATTGCAACCCACCTGATGATGGGCATGTCGCCCCTCGTCCAATCCCTTCCTGCTGCTGCGGGAGAGCTGCAAAAACACATCTTAGACCACGTTCGTCTTAAGGCGGAAGAAGACGTCGAAGCCGACCTGTTCAAGTCCTACGGTACCGATCCGGATAGGCTGATTTCGCTGATCCAAAAGGAGGGCATGATTGCCTTGCGCATTGCAAACAACCTGCAGGAAGTTCGCGACCTGCAGGACAGTTTGGCGGGAGGGGAAGAAGGCCCTGACCCCTTGATTAAACTTAAGGAAGCTGAAATCCAACAACGAGCCAAGAACGACGAGGCTAAGATTGCCTTAGACCAGCAGAAGCTGGCCTTGGATCAGCAAAAGCAACAGTCGACCCTTCAATTCAACCAGCAAAAGTTGCAACTGCAACAGGCCAAACAAACAGGAGGCCGCGATGCCGCGTAAGAAAGGTTCTAGTAAGCCAAAAACCGTGTCCTTTGCTTCTTCCAAAAAGAGCAAGACTAAAGAAACAACCGGCAAAGGGGTTTTAAAACCTTCGAAAGGGGTTCAGGGCCCTTTTATGGAAATAAAAAAACGCGATGCCAACCAGTTAACTAAGATATACTAAACTGTCAGTGAGTGCTATCAGACGGAGCCTTGTACCGTCTGCTTTTCATGGAAACCACCATGCTTGAATTTGCAGAAGCAGTTCTGAGGGAAATCAGGAAACTTCAGGATCAATCCAGACAGATTGTCCTGAACGGAACCATTACAGATATGGAGCGTTATCGCTACATGATGGGTCGCCTTGAGGGTTTGAGGATGGTTGAAGACTCCGTGAAAGATTTGCTTAAAAAAGTCACGGACGATGCCGACGATTTTCTCAAATGAAAGGTAACTAATGGAAACCGTAGCTATCCCTGAAATTAACATGACCGCCTTAGAGCGTAAATGGGCCGAGGAGGCAGCCAACAAACCGCCGGCCTTGGACGACGCTTATACAGAGCTGGGTTTTGACCCAGAAAAACTTGACCAAGCGGTCATTGACACCATTCCCCAGCCCAGTGGGTGGCGCATTGCCATCCTTCCCTACCGTGGCGCCGAGAAAAGCAAGGGCGGCATCGTCTTGGCTGAAGAAACTCAGCGCAGAAGTCAGCTTGGCACAGTGTGCGGCTACGTCTTAAAGGTAGGGTCCTTGGCCTACGCCGATCAATCCAAATTTCCCGCCGGCGCTTGGTGCAAGCAGGGTGATTGGGTTATCTTTGGCCGTTACGCTGGAGCACGCATCCCAATCGACGGAGGTGAGATTCGTCTCATTAACGACGACGAGGTACTTGGAGTGGTGAATAGCCCAGAAGACATTCTGCACATGTAAAGGAGCAATGACATGAATGAGCAACTTGAATTTAAGGTAGGGGAGGACGAGAGTCCGGCCACCGTATCAATTGGGGAGGACGGCGCTGCTGAAGTGCTGGACAAGCCCCAAGACCCGCAGGTAGAGACGTCTTCACAGTCGCCTTCTACCAGTGAGTTGGATCAGTACAGCGATGGCGTCAAAAAACGCATTGACAAGCTGACCGCTCGCCTGCGCGAGACCCAGCGCCGCGAGCAAGCCGCCTTAGAGTACGCCAAGAGCGTGCAGGCCCGGTCAAACCAGCTTGAGCAGCAGTTTATGAGCGCAGACTCTGCCCGCTTAGGCGAGGCCAACGGCCGCGTGCAGACGCAAGTTGTAGCGCTAAAACAGATTATTCGCAAGGCACGTGAAGAAGGCGACATTGACACAGAGACAGAAGCGCAGCAGCGCCTGACTTCGTTGGCCATGGAGCAGAACCAAATTAGTCAAGCTTCGCAGCAACGCGAACAACAAGCGCAGCAGTGGGCATACCAGCAGCAAGTCAACGCGCAGCAAGCTGCAGCCCAGCCACAGGCACAAGTACAGCAGGAAATTGACCCACGGGCTGAGGATTGGGCCGAACAAAATTCTTGGTATGGACGAGACACTGCAATGACGCACGCTGCGTGGGGAATTCATCGCCAGTTAATTCAAGTCGAGGGATTTGACCCAAACAGCGAAGCGTACTATGATGAGCTTAATAATCGTCTGAAACAGACTTTCCCTCAGAAACTGGGTGGCAGTTCGTATCAGGCGCAAACTAACAGGTCCACCAGGCCCGTGCAGACGGTGGCACCTGCATCCCGATCTTCGGGTATTAACAATGCACGCCGCACTGTCAGGTTGACCCCAAGTCAAGTTGCAATTGCCAAAAAGCTAGGCGTTCCTATTGAGGAATACGCTAAATACGTGAAGGATTAAGCCATGACTGACGTTAAGATTCCAACTCTCAATCGCTCCACCCGTGGGTCCGAATCCCGCGACACGGATGCGCGACGTAAGCCTTGGGCTCCACCTTCGCGTCTGGACGCGCCACCCGCGCCTCCGGGATACAAACACCGTTGGATTCGGGCTGAAGCTGGGGGTATTGATGACCGCACGAACATTGCAGGCAAGCTCCGTGAGGGGTATGAGCTGGTTCGTGGGGACGAGTACCCCGACTATCACGTCCCAACAATAGACGATGGCCGACATGCTGGCGTTATCAGCGTGGGAGGTCTTCTTCTAGCACGTATTCCGGAAGAAACGGTTGAAGAGCGCAAGGCGTATTACCAACGTAGAGCAAGCGACCAATTGCAGGCTGCGGATAACGAACTAATGAAGGCCAATGCTCACAACAGCATGACCATTCAGCGTCCGACTCGTCAGTCCCGCGTATCCTTCGGCGGCTCTAACAAGGGCTAACGAATCCCTCTTTTTTAAGGAATAACAAATGGCGAACATCGATAAAGCCTTTGGTCTGCGCCCTATCGGTAACCTTTCTGCTACTGGTGCCCAGAAGCAGTACGGCTACGAGATTGAGGACAACCAAAATGGCGCAATTTTTCAAGGTGACCTAGTTACCATCGTAGGAGGCTATGTTGTTAAATTTGCTCCGGGCACGCATGCTGCAGCCTTGGGCGTTTTTAACGGCTGCCAGTACATCGACCCTACCAGTGGCAAGCCCACGTTCAAGAACTTCTACCCAGGTTCTGTCAACATCACTTCGGGCAAAATTCAAGCCGATGTGCTCGACGACCCTAGTCAGTTGTTTCTTATCCAAGCAGACGAGGACATTGTGCAAGCTGACATTGGCAAAAACGCCGATGTCGTTGGCTCAGGCGGTAGCACCGTAACAGGTGTTTCCTCGATGGAACTCGACTCCTCCACCATCGCAGATACAGCAGCGCTGAACCTGAAGATTGTGGGCTTGTATAACGTCCCGGGCAACGCGTTAGGCAACTTTGCAGTTGTCGTTGTGAAAATCAACGAGCATCTGTACGGCAGCACTGGCGTCAAGGCCGTGACCTAATTTAAAGGAACTAAAAAATGGCAATCTCACGTGCACAACTGGTGAAAGAGCTTGAGCCGGGTCTCAACGCTTTGTTCGGTATGGAGTATAGAAACTACGAGAACCAACACACCCAGATTTACACCATCGAATCTTCAGACCGCGCGTTTGAAGAAGAGGTGATGGAATCTGGCTTTGGTGAAGCCCCTGTGAAGACCGAAGGCGCTGGCGTTTCGTACGACCAAGCGCAAGAAGTTTACACAGCGCGCTACACCCACGAGACCATCGCTTTGGCGTTCTCGCTGACCGAAGAAGCCGTTGAGGACAACCTCTACGACCGTCTGTCGGCCCGCTACACCAAGGCATTGGCCCGCTCAATGGCTCAAACCAAGCAGATTAAGGCTGCGGCTGTGCTAAATGGCGCCTTTACCACCTCTATTGGTGGCGACGGTGTTGTTCTGTGCGCAACCAACCACCCGACTCTGTCTGGCCCTAACTTGGCCAACACCTTGGCAACCCCTGCCGACTTGTCCGAGACCGCCTTGGAACAAGCTCTGATCGACATTGCTGCGTTTACCGACGAACGCGGCTTGAAGATCGCGGTTCAGGGCCTGAAGCTCATCATCCCGAAAGAGTTGATGTTCACGGCTGACCGTATCCTAAAGTCCACTCTGCGTGTGGGCACTGCTGACAACGACATCAACGCTGTTCGCAACATGGGCATGGTGCCTCAGGGTTACGTGGTCAACAACTTCCTGACCGATCCAGAAGCGTTCTTTATTAAGACTGACGCTCCTAACGGCATGAAGATGTTTGAGCGCGTGTCGTTGAAAACCGGTTTTGAAGGCGACTTTGATACTGGCAACGTTCGCTACAAGGCTCGTGAGCGCTACAGCTTTGGCTTCAGCGATCCACGCGGCTTGTTCGGTTCGCCCGGCGCGGCCTAATGGTCGAGTAAATGGAAAAAGGGGCCTTGTGCCCCTTTTTCTTTTGGTGTATATTGAGCGCATTCCGGGCCTTCCGGTGTATCAAACAGTCCCGGCTGACGACATGCAGATTGATACGCCTAACTTGCATGTAAGGAAACAATCATGGCATTGACCACATTCTCCGGCCCAGTCTCTTCCCTCAACGGCTTCATCACCACAATTTCCAACTCTTCCACAGGTGCCTCCGCCTTTAACGCGAATACCACTGCCGTTACGATGACGGGTGTTGGCGGCACGGGTGGGCGCACCTTGTTTGAGATGGATACTAACGTCGCTCTGGGTTCGTTCTCTAATGCCCTGAAAGCCGAAGTCACTTACGGTGCTACTGGTCGCACGACCGGTCTGGGTTCAGCCTTTGTTGCTGAGTTGAGCCTGTCTGCCGGTACATCTTCTGGTAATTACGCTCCTCTTGAGATCGAGTTGAATGCTCCTACTGGGGCTTCGACAGGAACTTTAACGAGCTTTATCCACGCCTCAACTCAAGGAGCGGGCGTTGCAGCGGTTGACGACAATGCTGTGTTCTTTAACCTTCAAGGCGTAACGGCAGGCTCTGGGCACATTTTTCAAACTGGTACAACGCTTGGAAGTGCAGGAGCCACCATCAAGGTTCGGGTTGGAAATACGAATTTCTTCCTGCCACTGTACGCCACTCAAATCACCACCTAATGGCTGCGCTGGATGAGGGCTACCTGTTGGGTTTGAGAAATCAGGCACTTGAGCAAAGGCAAAAGTATCTGGACCTCATCCAGCAGGCTAACGGGGCAATTGCAATGGTTGATGTTTTAATAACAGAACTCAACCGAGAAGAACCGGAGCAAGAAAATGGCGACTAATGTAAAACAAGCGCATATAAACACCAGTGGTTTTCTGGTGATGGGCCGTAACCGTATCAGGGGGCTCTCCTATGTGGGCACCGCCGACGCAGGCGAACTGGCAATGTTTGATACGACTTCTGCTCCTGTAACTTCTAGTGTCACTTATGGACGTACTGGAACAACTGTAACAGTCAGTAAAACATCCCATGGCTTAGTAACTGGGGACGTTGTAGGAATTCACTTTTCGGATTCGTCAGGCGCATCTGCTACAGATGGCAACTATTCCATTACTCGAATAGATGCTAATTCTTTTTCGCTTACAGACATTAACACAGGCGATATTAGTGGCAGCCCAGCAGCTGCTTATGTCAGTGGAAACAATCGTTGGTTGTTGACCTATGAGGTATCTGCTACGGACATTTTTAACAATGCTCCTGATGTTCCTGATCAAGGCGTTTTGGCCGTTAACGCCATCTATGCCTACATGATCAACATAGCTGCGGTAAATATTTACTATGGCTAAGAAGACCCCTTCCCTTTCGGTTGGTCGTGGCGAGAAATTGCCCGTCTCCAAGGGGGCGGGCTTGACTGCCAAAGGCCGTGCCAAGTACAACGCGGCCACAGGAAGTAATTTGAAGGCCCCCCAGCCCAAAGGCGGTAAGCGCAAGGACTCGTTCTGCGCGCGCATGGGCGGTATGCCGGGGCCCATGAAGGATGAAAAAGGCAAGCCTACCCGCAAGGCAGCGGCCTTAGCGCGATGGAAATGCTGATGGACATCAACTTAGTCTGGTCTGCCGTTTTATCTGCCGCAGTTGGCGGATTGTGGTTTTTTATCCGTGAAAAATTTGACGAGCTCAAGCGCATCGACATTTTGTTGAACAAAACACGCGAGGAGATTGCCCGTGATTACGCAACTAACACAGAAGTGCAAAGAGTCACTGATCACATTGATCAGCGTTTTAACCGGCTTGAAGCAAAAATTGATCAACTTATTCAACAGGCAAACTAAGGAGCAATGATGGCAACCTCGAAACTAAAGATGGTCAAAAAAGGCGGTAAATCCGTTCCTGCCTTTGCGGCCGATGGCGTTGGCAAGATGAAAAAAGGCGGAATTGCCGGCATGCACAAGATGCCTGACGGTAAGATGATGAAAAATTCTGACATGGGCGACAAAATGGGTCGCGCTGTTAAACGTAAAACGGCCGACGTTAAGGGCCGTGCAATGAAAAAAGGAGTTTAATATGGCTGGACGTGGAATGGGAGCCGCTACGCGCGGTGGTGGTGCTGTTGAAAGTGGCCCCGCAAACAAAATGATTTCTGAGCCAAGCAAGACCACTGGTCCTGTGAGAATGGCCAAAGGCGGCATGGCCAAGGGCATGATGGCCGGTGGCATGATGTCTAAGGGCTACGCTGCAGGCGGCGCGGCCAAGAAGATGTCTAAGGGCATGATGGCGGGCGGTAAGCGCGCTAAGTAATGTCATACCTCATCAGCAACATTCCGTACTTTAAGTGCTGGGTTAGACGCGAGTTTACCCACATGCACCAAAAGTACCACGGCGAGTATTTGCACGCAAACGTAATTGCGGTCAATGTCATGCCCGATCGTTGCTTGAGTTTTCAGCTTGTGTTTACCGGGTGTGAAAGCCACGTAGACGGCTCTGAAAACGTGCATGGGGGAGCCATGTGGGCGCGCATGCCGATCACAGCGCTGGTGGGGGATATCCCACTGGAGGAGTGGCCGGAGCGCATGCCTACGCACTTGGTGCAGCCTTGGGATTGTCCGTCGCATCATCACACTGTGATCAAGTTTGCGAGGACCAGTCCCAGCCCTTGGATATGCAAGATTGATGGCGAGTTTTACACTGGCCGGTACTTGTTCACCGTGGATTACGCGGAGAGCGAAGTAGCCGACTGCCCTGCGCAGCACAAGCAAAGTCATGTTTTGATTTTGACCGACGCAGGCAAGTGGACGGGTAACATCGTGGCGTTGCCAAACAACCGCGTTCGGGTTACAAGCCCCGCGTTTTGGCAAACAGGCGAGGGTGCCCCTGACTTTAGGCCAAGCCAGTGGACGCATTGTGCGGAGCAGGACGACTCGTACATGGACGCACAAGCAACATTTGACAACCTGTACAGCAAATGACCACTTCTGGCACCACCACATTCAACCTGTCGATTGACGACTTGGTTGAGGAGGCGTTTGAACGCTGCGGCATGCGCCCGACCAGCGGGTACCAACTTGCCTCGGCGCGTCGCTCGCTCAACCTGCTGTTCCTTGATTGGGCCAATCGTGGGCTGAACCTGTGGACCATTGAAGAGGCCACGTTTGCGCTGACCGCAGGGGTCAACGAGATTTCGCTGCCAACAGATGTGGTGAACGTGCTTGAGGCGGTCATTCGTCAAAACAACCAAGGCATCAACACGGACGTCTACATTGAGCGAATCAGTCGAGAGGACTGGCTCAACGTGCCGGACAAGACCACGCAGGCCCGTCCTGCGCAGTTTTATGTTGAGCGGACCAATGTCCCCAAGGTATATTTCTATCCCGCAGCAGACCAGAACTACACCTTCGTGTATTACCGCATTCGCCGCATCCAAGACGCTGGGGACTACACCAACACCTCGGACGTGAATTTCCGCTTTCTACCGTGCTTGGCCTCGGGCTTGGCATATCACTTGTCGTTAAAGTTTGCCGCTGACCGTGCAAGCGCGTTGAAAGCGCTTTACGAAGAGGATTTCCAGCGCGCGGCGCTTGAAGACCGCGACACGGCTAGCGTGCAATTCGTACCGGACTTGGGGGTATGACATGGCCTTCGCATCCGGCAAGTTCTCCAACGCGTTGTGCGACTACTGTGGCCAGCGGTACAAGTACAACACCCTGCGCAAAAACTGGCGGGGGTTTATGGTGTGCCCGGATGACTACGAGCCTAAAGAGCCTCAGCTTGAGCCGCTTCGCTACCGGGGTGATGCGATCGCGCTGCGCGATCCGCGTCCCGACCGAATTGAGCCGGTGTCGGTCTTCGTGGGCGCCCCAGGCTTCACGGCGTTTCAAAGCTACGGCAGCGTCCAAGGCGGCACTAACATGCAGCCATATCTGCAGGGCCAAGCGCTCATCGCGCAGGGCGCTATCGGAACAGTGACAGTGAGCACCTCATGACCTACGACGAACTTGTCACCAACATCCGCAACTACACCGAGGTGGGCAACAACGTCTTCACCGAGCCGGTGATCAACACCTTCATTACGTTGGCAGAGAACCAGATTCTTCGCGAGATTGACTTGGACGTGTTCAAGCTTGAGGCCACGGGCACGATGACTCAAGGCAACAAGTTTTTGGCCGCACCGACCGATCTGCTCACGCACCGTTACATGATCCTAACCCCGGTCAGTGGTGACCAGTTGTTCTTGGACTTCCGGGACACCTCCTTCATGAAGGAGTATTGGGACAACGGGTCGGTGCAGGGCACCCCAAAATACTATTCGGTATGGAACCAGAACACGTTCTACATTGCGCCCACACCAAACCAAAACTACAGCGTAGAGCTGGGCTACATTTACCGCCCAGCGCAGCTGTCTTCGACCAATACGACGACTTGGATTAGCAACAATGCACCTGAGGCGCTGTTGTATGCATGCCTGATCCAAGCTTACAGCTACACCAAGGGACCTACTGAGATGATGCAGTATTTCCGTTCAGCATACAAAGAAGCTATTCAAGGCTTGGGTACTGAGCAGCAGGGCCGCCGTCGCCGTGACGAGTACCGTGACGGTATGCTTCGTATTCCCCTTAAATCGGATTCACCAGGCCCATGATTACCGTATCCGCCCCTGTTTTGGTTGGCAGCGTCTTTGTCGAGACCACGCATGCGCGTGGTTGGAACGTCGAAGAGCTGGCCGCACGCGCCGCTGACAAGATTATTTTTGTCGGCGACCAGTCCCATCCCGCTGTGCAGGCGCAAGCCCGTGCATTTAAGGAAAGCGTCAAGCATGTGGTGGCGTTTTATTTGAAGGAGGCGGTCGAACAGGACCGTTCCACGATCGCCATGCGCTTGCGCGAGGCGGGACACCCTGATTTGGTTTATTTGTTAGGAGATTAAAAATGGCGTTTACAGGAAACTTCATGAGCACCAGCTTTAAGGTTGAGCTGATGCAAGCCGTGCACAACTTTACCACTGGCACGGGTAATACCTTTAAGCTGGCCTTGTACGACAACAGCGCGTCCTTTACCGCCGCGACCACGGCGTACACGGTCACCAACGAGGTAGCGAACTCCGGTTCGTACGCGGCTGGCGGCGGCACGTTAACCAACGTCACACCCACGTCTACGGGCACGACCGCGTTCACAGACTTTGCGGACTTGTCGTTTACCAGTGCGACCATCACCGCCTTTGGCGCCTTGATTTACAACGACACGGCGGCCGGTAATCCAGCGGTTTGCGTTTTGGACTTTGGCGGTGCAAAGACCTCGACCAGCGGTACTTTTACCATCATCTTTCCAACTGCCGACGCAAGCAATGCCATCATTCGCATTGCTTGATAAGGGGCGCGCGTGGCTGATGTCGTTGTTGCCTTTGAAGGCTGGAATGCCTCTGGCGTAGGCTGGGGCGAACAGCCTTGGGGAGAGGGCGTTCTCGACATCAAAGCCACGGGAAATGTAGGCTCTGTGCAGGTGACCGCTGATGCGGTCGTTTTACTTTCCGGGGTAGGCGCAACGGCCTTTTTGGGTGCGGTTACCGTCACGGCCAATGCTAATGCCAGCGTTACGGGAGTAAGCGCCACGGGCCAAGTTGGCCAAATCACCATGACAGGTGATGCCAGTGTCACGCTTACGGGCGTAGAGGGCACGATGGCCGTGGGCCTTGTGACGGTAGCCGCCAACGCGGATGTGTTTGTTACGGGCGTGCAGGCGACGGGCCAAGTAGGTCAGGTAACGCATACCGGCGACGCCAATGTAACGCCGATTGGGGTCCAAGGCACGATGGCCTTAGGCACGGTTACAGTCAGCGGCACTAGCACGGTAGTCGTTTCGGGCCTACAGGCCACGTCCAGCGTGGGTAGTGTAATTGCGGCGGCGAATGCTGACGTGTTTGTTACGGGCGTGCAGGCAGTGGGCCAGGTTGGAAACACACTGGTCTGGAGTGTAATAGATGACAACCAGACCCCTAACTGGCAGAATGTGGATGATTCACAGTCAGGTAATTGGGTCGTTGTCAATGACAACCAGACGCCGAACTGGCAAAATGTGGATGATTTACAGTCAGGTAGTTGGGTCGTTGTCAATGACGGAAATACAGTGACTTGGACTCAAGTCCTAACGTAAAGGAAATAACATGGCAAGCACCTATTCAAGTAACCTCAAGATTGAGTTGATGGGCACGGGGGAGAACTCGGGAACTTGGGGCACCATCACAAATACCAACTTAGGTACAGCCTTTGAGCAGGCCGTCATTGGTCTGGGCAATCCCGATTACCCGTCTGATGCCAACCTGACCATTACCCTCACCAACAGCAACGGGGCCCAAGCTGCTCGTGCTTTGGTTCTAAATGTAACTTCCGCGTTTGGTAGCTTAACGGTCACTCGCGAGCTGATAGTTCCTACCATCCAGAAGCAGTACATCGTACAGAACAACACGACGGGGGGTCAGAGCATTACGGTGAAGACCTCGGGCGGCACGGGCATCACGGTGCCTAACGGCCGCAAAGCGCACTTGTACGCCGACGGCACGAATGTCATTCAAATGTTCGACTTCGTGGACATCAACGGTGGCGCGATTGATGGCACTATTATTGGCGGAAGTACTGCGGCAGCAGGAACATTTACGACTGCAACGGCTACGACGGGCAACATCACAACCGTAAACGCAACAACGGTTGACGCCACAAACGTGGAAGTCACTAACATCAAAGCCAAGGACGGCACAGCGTCTATTGCTCTTGCCGATAGCACGGGCGTAGCAACTATTGCTGCTGCACCAATTCTGACTGCATTGACTGCCAGCCAAGCAGTTTTTACCAATGGCTCTAAAGCGCTGGTCAGCAACGCCATCACGGGTACGGGTAGCGTGGTGATGTCCGCAAGTGCAACACTGACCACCCCCATACTTGGTACGCCACAATCAGGTACTTTGACCAACGCTACGGGGCTGCCAATTACTACCGGCGTGTCTGGTTTAGGCGCGGGAGTGGCATCCTTTTTGGCCACACCCACATCTGCTACTTTAAAAACTGCGGTCACGGATGAAACGGGCGCTGGTGCTCTTGTGTTTGCCACAAGCCCTACGCTGGTTACCCCCATACTTGGCACCCCACAATCAGGCACGCTAACCAACGTCTCTGGGCTTCCAATTACTACTGGCGTATCTGGTTTAGGCGCTAATGTTTCCACGTTCCTTGCTACACCCACTTCTGCTACTTTGGCTGCTGCGGTAACTGACGAAACAGGTACGGGTGCGCTAGTGTTTGCTGCAAGTCCTACACTGACTACACCCATACTCGGCACCCCACAATCAGGTACTTTGACCAACGCTACGGGGCTGCCAATATTAAGTGGAACTACCGGAACACTAACGGTAGCCAGAGGCGGCACTGGGGTTACAACGTCCACCGGCTCGACTAATGTTGTCTTGTCAAACAGCCCGACTCTGGTAACCCCCGCTTTAGGCACTCCCTCCAGTGGTGTTGTAACCAATTTAACGGGTACGGCCTCAATTAACATCAATGGCACAGTAGGAGCTACAACAGCTAACACAGGTGCTTTCACCACACTTACAGCCAGTACAAACCTGTCTTCAACGCGGATCAACCCGCGTGTCTCAAGTGCTGCATCGGCGTCAACACTTACACCAGATATTAGCTCGTTCGATCAGTTTGCTTTTACAGCACTTGCTGCGGGTCTAACAATCAATGCGCCTACAGGAACGCCGGTTGACGGAAACAAACTGATATTTCGCTTCTTAGACAATGGCACAACACGTACATTGACATGGAATGCTACGTTCACTGTCATTGGAACAACTCTCCCAACAGCCACCACCGCAAATAAAATGGTTTACGTCGGCTGTATCTACAACGCTGCCAACACCCGCTGGGATGTTGTGGCTGTCGCAACTCAAGCATAAGGAACCACCATGAAAATAGATTTTGACTTCACCACCGCCCACGGTATTTTCCGCGATGCTTTGCATCTACCTGATGACCACACACTAACTGATGACGAAATCCAAGCCATGAAGCAACAGCGTGTGGACAACTGGATTGCTGTAGTAACTGCACCTCCTGTAGAGCCTGATACGGTAGTTATTGATGGCGTAACGTATGAAAAAATTCAGATTGATGGACAGACAGTTCTAAAGCCTGTGGAGGCGTAATATGGCTGATCGCTATTGGGTAGGCGGGGCCGGGAACTGGAGTTCTACAACGAAATGGAGTACCTCGTCAGGCGGTGCGTCTGGTGCTTCTGTTCCCACGGCGGCTGACAACGCAATCTTCGACGCTAGTTCAAACACCACGGCTACGCACTACACGGTCACTGTCACTGCTGACTCGACCTGCGCTAACTTGACGTTTACACCAGTTGCTGCTAATGGGGTTACTGAGTTTGCTTTTGCCACAGGCTTTGTTATTGCTGGAACATTCTCGACTAGCGGTACTGCTGGCAACCGCCGTGCATGGTTTCGTTCTATTACCTACGGCATACTGCGTGATATGCAGATTGCCACTATTGGCACTGTAACTGACGTAGATTTTCGCGATGTTCGGGTTACTGGCGCTGGCGGAACTTTGACTGGCACACGCATCGGCGACTTGCGGGGCATCAGCGGGATAACTGCGTCTACACCTAAGACGGTGTTTTGGAACCTTGCAGGAGCGCAGAACTGGTCAGCAGATGCTTGGGCGACCACATCCACAGGATCGCCATCAACAGACAACTTCCCGTTAGCGCAAGACACAGCAACATTTACCAATGCGGGTAGTGTTACTGGAAATATTACCTTTGATGCGGCTATTCCCTACACGGGAACGGTAGATATGTCTGCTCGAACGACTGCGGCTCAGTTACTTACAAATACAACACAAATTATTTACGGAAACTGGTCTAATGGTTCGGGTACTACCTTTGCTGCGGGAAGTGGCACTTTCACCTTTTCAGGGCGTAACACGCAAACAATTACTAGTGCGGGTAAAACTTTTCCCAGTGCAATTGCTTTTGACTCCTACGGTGGCTCAGTTGAACTTGCTGACGCGTTTAATATTAGTTCAAGTGACATAACGATTACCAACGGCACATTTGACACCAAGAATTACAACATCACTGCTTCGCAGTTTTCATCTAGCAACTCAAACGTGCGGGTGATTAAGTTGGGTTCTAGCACAGTAACACTATCTAATACCGTTACTTTTACCACATCCACAAACTTGACGTTCAATGCGGGAACTTCGTCTATTGTTCTCACTGCAACTTCACCGACATTTAATGGTGGTAGCCAAACTTTCTACAATTTTTCATTTACGTCAACCTCCGCTTCCGCAGGTTCAGATATAAACGGAACAAATACGTTTCAAAATTTGTCGTTTCTTTCACCAAGCACAGGTAGGTCAAGATACACTTTTTCGGATAACCAAACAGTTACGGGGACGTTAACCTGTGCAGGCTCCTCAGTTATTGGCCGCATCATGTTAAGGAGCGACACGGTCGGCACTACCCGTACCCTGACTGTCGGAACCCTATCCGCTGACGACTGCGATTTCCGTGACATCACCATTGCGGGTACAGCCGCTGGTGGCTCTCCAACCCGTGCCGGTGATTGTGGTGGCAACACGGGCATCACTTTCCCTGTTGCTAAAACTGTTTACTGGAACTTGGCTGGGGCGCAAAACTGGTCTGCTACGGCTTGGGCTCCGGGCTCCGGCGGCGTTCCAGCGGTCAACAACTTCCCGTTAGCTCAGGACACTGCGGTGTTTGATGAAGCAGCAAGCAGCGTGACAGGAACGATTACTATCAACGCCGGCTGGAATATCGGTACGTTTGATGCGTCACTACGAACCAGCGCAATGACGCTGACAACCAGTGTTAACACTACTATAGCAAGTTATGGTAATTGGACGTTTGGTACGGGCATTACGCAAACAAGCTCTACAGGCACAATTACTTTTGCTGGTCAAGTAACTCAAACTATTACCAGCAACGGCGTGACGTTTGGTTGCCCTGTAACTATTGATTGCGGCGCGGGAACTGTTCAACTTGCTGATGCTTTAGCGCTTAACTCTGCTCGGCAATTGAACCTTGCAAGCGGCACGTTTGATGCTGTGACGTACAACGTGACGGCTGGAACATTTCAAAGTACCGCTTCATCAGCTACTCTAAAAATGGGTTCTGGTACATGGACGTTATCGGGAACTGGAGCGGTTTGGTCAATAGCAACAACATTATTGACTTTGTACAAAGGCACAGCCGACATTGTTTTATCTGACACTAGCACAACAGCAAGAACATTTTCTGGTAATACTTATTCTTACAATAAACTTACCATTGGGGGTGCAACGGGAACGTCTACGCTCACAATCACAGGTAATAGTCAGTTTACCGAATTTGCCAGTACAAAAACCGTAGCGCATACCATTGCCCTCGCAACAAGTACACAGACGTTTGGCGCGTGGACAGTGACTGGTACTGTCGGCAACGTGGTCACGGTTACAGGCACAGGGGTAAGCCATGTCATCGCTGGTGCTCGTGTATCAAGTGTTGACTACCTTGCAATGGGAACGATTGGTTTTATAGCCACAAGCCCCGGCGAGTTCTACGCTGGAGCTAACAGTACCGGAACCGGAACAGGCGTTATCCTGACCGCTGCTCCTGCTGCTACAACCCGTTACTGGGTTGGCGGTACAGGCACATGGGATGCAGCAACCACAACCAACTGGTCTACGTCTTCTGGCGGTGGTGGGGGTGCTTCTGTACCCACTTCTGCCGACGCGGTGATATTTGACACGCTGTCCAATGCAACAGCCTACACCGTCACCTGCACAGCTACTCAGCTTCGTTGTGCTGCATTGACCTTTGCTGGCCCGTTATCAGGCAATGTGACATGGGCAGGTACTGCGCCATTAGCAATCCACGGCAACTTTACCTTGCCTGCTACTGGGTTGACTCGTTCCTATTCGGGCGCAATTGTTTATTCCGGTTCGTCTACAGGAAGAACCATTACCACAAACGGTATAGCTCTTTCTTCAACCACCACTATCAATGGTGTTGGATGTGGGTGGACTTTAGCAAGCGCTTTGAATACTGGAAGCGGCTCACTTACTGTAACAAACGGGTCGTTTGCTACTTCAACTTTTAACTTTACAACCACTTCGGGGATTGGTTCAACTACGTCTAACTCTCGCACAATAGATTTTGGGTCTTCAACAATATCGGTTGCTGGAAATTTTGCACTTGGTACAACTGAAAATGCACGCGCAAACTTGACGTTTACTGCGGGAACATCTCAGATTAATCTGCCAGTTTCTGGCTCAACGCTTGATGGTAATAATCAAACTTTTTACAACGTCAGTGAAACCCTTGCAGACTTTACTTCCATTACGTTAACTGGCGTAAACACTTTTAATAACCTGTCTTTTGCAGGCAGGACATCTGCTGGCATTTCTGCTGTAACCATCAGCGGCAACCAAACCATCAGCGGCACTTTGACGCTCTCGGCAGGCACAGACGCCACCATGCGTAACTTTGTGCGATCCAATACCATTGGCACGACACGGACACTGACCTGTGCTGCGTTTGCTGGAACTGACGCTGACTTTCGAGACATCACAATTGCCGGTGCTGCGGCTCCCGTGTCTGGTACTCGGCTTGGTGACGGCAAAGGCAACAGTGGCATCACGTTCGGCGCAGGGGTTACAAAGTATTGGAACTTAGCGGGTGGCGGAAATTGGGGAGGGGCAATAGGCTGGGCTACGTCAAGCGGCGGATCACCAGCAATCAACAACTTCCCACTGGCACAAGACACCTGTCTTTTTGAGGCAACGGGATTGACCAGCGGCAGCACGGTCACAGTCAACGCTGCCTACAACATTGGCACGATAGATATGTCTGCCCGTACCAGCAACACGATGACGCTGGCAACAGGAACAACTACACCAGCTATCTACGGTAACTGGGCCAACGGTACAGGCACTACAATATCTGGCACAGGTGATTTGACATTTTCTGGACGGGGAAGTCAGACACTTACCAGTGCTGGCCGTACGTTTACACAGCCGTTTGCAATAAGTACACCGGGCGGGTCTGTAACATTGCAAGATGCTTTTGAAACAACTACGACTTTAGAAATAGATATTGTAAACGGGACATTTGATGCCAATAACTATAACGTCACGTTATCAAACGGGGGTGGGGTAGATTCAAACAACTCTAATACACGCACAATCGCTATTGGTTCTGGGACTTGGATAAGTTCAGCACCCGGCACTGGCGCTTGGAATGCTGCCACCGCAACTAACCTAACCGTCACAGGTACAGGCACAATTAGCCTAACCTCTGCATCTGCTAAAAGTTTCCGAGGCGGCAGTCTTTCCTACGCAGGCATTACCCTTAACCACGGGGGTGTAGGTACGCTAACATTCACAGGTAATCACACCTTTGCCAACATTAGCAGCAGTGTAGGTGTTGCTACGATCATCAACTTTGGCACAAGCACCCAAACAGTAGGAGAGTTCACCGCATCTGGTGGGGCAGGGCGGGTTTTAACAATTCAAGGTACAGCAGCAACCAACCCTTGCACGTTGATTTACACAGGCGTTGGTCTGGCTACACCGGATACAACTGACTACCTAACCCTCACAGGCGTTCGTGCCTACCCTCTGGTAGACACTTGGAATGCTGGGTCAAACACAACCAATAACGGCTCACTCGGTTGGACATTTAACGAAGCTGTTGTTATTGCTGGCACTAGCACTTTCTTTCTTATGTTTTAAGATGTAGACGGACAAAAAATGAAAAATCAAGTACCCTCAAGAACATTGCCAGATGGCACTGTAGAAGCTGCCCATAACACGGAAACTGTGTGTCTCCACTGCGGGTACGACTTAGATGAGGCGGAGCTTGTTGCCGACGCATGCGCGGATTGTGGTAAACCGTTAAACCTCAAACGGTCAGTTGCCATCCAAGTAACAACCTTACCTTCTATTTTTGGTGGTGTAATGTGATTCTTTACAGCAAGCGCGTTAACCATGATAGACCCATTCACCGCCCTAGCTGCTGTAAACACAGCAATCAAGCTCGTCAAGGCTACGGTTAAGACCGTCCAGAACCTTGAGAGTCTAGGGCCGTGTCTGGGTCAGTTCTTTGGCGCTAAAGCTGAAGCAATTAAGGTAGTCAAGGCCGGTGGATTCAAAGGCTCTGCAATGGGTCAGGCGCTTGAGTTAGAAATGGCGATTGAGTCTGCCAGAGCGTTTGAAGAAGAAGTGAAGATGCTGTTCTTTCAGTCCAACAAAATGGACGTATGGCAAAAGATCGTTGCCCGTGCTTCTACCATTACAAGCGCCCAGATTCAAGCGGAGCGCCGTGAACGAGAAGCCAAGAAACGCCGTGCTGCTGAGATTGATGAGTTGCTAACTATTATCTTGATACTGTTTGTCACTGCTGTAGTAATAGGAATTGTTGGTTGGTTTATATGGGAAGCTGTTCGGCAATGCGCTCCTAATTGTGGTTATAACCGTTGAGGACTGACATGGACACACTACTTAGCATCTTAAAGAACGTGGCTCCGGGTATCGCTACTCTAGTAGCTGGGCCTGCTGGAGGTGCAGTTGTTTCTGCACTAGCGGCTAAGTTCGGGGTATCTGATACCGTTGAGGAAGTTGCCAAAGCTATTGCAGGTGATCCCGCTGCGGCGCAGAAGCTGGCTGAGATGGACTTGGAAAAGTTTCGCATTGAAGAAGCCGCTGTAACCTCACGCTGGGAAGCTGACATGGGTTCAGACTCATGGCTGTCCAAGAACATCCGCCCAATGGCGCTGATTGCTATCTTTGTAGCGTTCTTCTTGTTTACGATGATGTCAGCGTTTGGCTACAACGCACAAGAATCCTACGTGCAACTGCTAGGCCAGTGGGGTCAGATCATCTTCCTCGCCTATTTTGGTGGTCGCACAATTGAAAAGTTGGCTGACATGAAGGCTAAGAAATGAACCTCACAACCAATTTTTCCTTGCACGAGTTAACCAAGAGCGAGGCCGCGCTACGCCATGACATGGACAACACGCCGTCGCCAAGGGCCTTGGCTAATCTACAGGCTTTGGCCACCGCCGTCCTGCAGCCCGTGCGCGATCACTTTGCGCGGGGCGTGAAGGTCAACTCGGGCTACCGCAGCCCTGATGTAAACGCCAAGGTCGGCGGCTCGCGGACCTCGGACCACTGCCAAGGCATGGCCGCTGACATCGAAATACCGGGCGTTCCCAACCACCAACTGGCCGAGTGGATTCAAGGCAATCTCCCCTATACACAACTGATCTTAGAGTTTTATACTCGTGGGGTGCCCGATTCCGGTTGGGTGCATGTTTCGTACAACCCCGACAATTTAAAAAAACAAGACCTTACCGCCGTGAAAGAGAACGGCAAAACCGTCTACTTAAACGGCCTGTCGGCCTAAAGGAGCCCTTTGTGCCTGTAACTAAACCAAAGCCAAAATCCACGGTCAATGCCGCAGGCAACTACACCAAGCCGAGCATGCGCAAGGCGTTGTTTGGCAAAATCAAAGCCGGCACGGCGGGCGGAGACCCTGGGGAATGGTCCGCGAGAAAAGCCCAGCTGTTGGCCAAGCAATACAAGGCCAAAGGCGGGGGCTACAAGTGAAAGACCCCCAAAAATCCCTGAAGGACTGGGGCGATCAGAAGTGGCGTACCTCCGACGGCAAGCCCAGCAAGGGCAAAAAGCGTTACCTGCCTGACGCGGCATGGGGCGCTTTGTCGCCTGGCGAGAAGGCGGCCACCAACCGAGCTAAATCCAAGGGCAACGCCAAAGGCAAGCAGTTTGTAAAACAGCCAAAAACCGTTGCCAAAAAAACAGCAGGGTACAGATAAGTTATGGCACTTCTTCGACTTGCTCTCAAACCAGGTATTGACAAGCAGAACACCGAGTACGGCGCTGAGGGCGGCTGGGTGGACGCAGACTACGTGCGCTTTCGTTATGGCTTGCCTGAAAAGCTGGGCGGCTGGACAAGGTTTGGTGGCAGCCTTATAGACTTTGTGGGTTCCACAAGCGACATCTTTACTTGGAATGACTTGAAGGGTGCGCCTTATGCCGCCTTGGGCACCAACCGCAAGGTCTATGCCTTTTACGGGGGTGCGTGGGCGGACATTACTCCCATCCGTGCTACTGGTGCGTGCACCTTTACCACCACCAATGGCAGCACTACGGTGACTGTCAACGACGCGCTACACGGGGCGGTTGTGGGCGACTTTGTCACTTTTGACACGGTCACAGGCAACCCGGGCGGCATTCCCAATGCAAGCCTAGAAAACGAATTTGAAATCCAACTGGTACCGAGTGACGGCACCTACACCATTTTGTCCCCCACCGCCGCCACCGGCACCGCTTCTACGGTTGGAACGGCCACTGCCACTTACCAGATCAACGTCGGAAGCGACGTCAGCTTTGTCGATTTTGGTTGGGGCGTCGGCACTTGGGGCTTAAGCACTTGGGGCACGCCGCGCCCCGCTACTTCGTCCATTACCCTGTTAGCACGGACATGGCAGTTTGACAACTACGGCCAAGACTTGGTGATGCAGTTGGTGGACGGCGGTATATACGAGTGGGACCCAAGCACGGGCCTTAACACGCGGGCCACGGCTATCGCTGGTGCCCCCACAAAAAGCAAGTTTGCGATCATCTCCACGCCTGACCGGCACTTAGTCTGCTTTGGCACGGAGTCCACGCTTGGCGATCCGACAAGCCAAGACCCAATGTTTGTGCGCTTTTCTAGCCAAGAAAGCATTGGCGAGTTTGTGGCCACAGCAACGAACACGGCCGGCGGACAACGGCTCACGGACGGCAATGAAATCGTTTCGGCGCTGCGTTCGCGCGGCCAGATTTTAATTTGGACAGACACTTCCCTGCACGGCCAGCAATTCCTTGGCCCGCCATTTACCTTCGGCTTTCAACAGCTGGGCGCCAATTGCGGCATTATTGGCCCGCACGCATCGGCCGACGTCAACGGCGTGGCATATTGGATGAGCAAGGACGCGTTTTTTGTCTTTGACGGTACGGTCAAGAAAATTCCTTGCACCGTGCAGGACTACGTTTTTGAGGACCTAAATATTGCGCAGGCCCCCTCTGTGAACGTAGGCATTAACACCCAGTTCAATGAAGTCACCTGGTTCTATGCAACGCTTAACAGCGACTATGTCAACCGCTTTGTAACGTACAACTACATGGAAAATGTGTGGTCGATTGGCTCTATGGCGCGCACGGCATGGACGGATATCGGGACGTTTGATAATCCCTTGGCCACAAAGTACGAGCCGCTGAACAACGAGCCCACCCTCACCACAATTTATGGTCTCACGGCAGGCCGGAGCTATCTGTACAACCAAGAAGAGGGGGTAGACGACGATGGCCAGCCCATAGACGCTTTCCTGTACTCGGGCTACTTTGACATCGGGGACGGAGACCAAGTGCTGTTTATGAAACGCTTCATTCCTGACTTCAAGCGCCAAACGGGGGACCTAACAGTCCGGCTGCTCTTGCGCCTTTATCCACAAACGAGCGCCACCCCAAGCTCGCTGGACCCGTACATCATCACGCCCACCACAGACAAGGTGGATACGCGCGCGCGCGGCCGGCAGATTCAGCTTCGTATTGAGAGCGACGAGCTTAACGGCTGGTGGCGCTATGGCACGATGCGTGTCGACATCGTTCCTGATGGGTTGAGATGAGCAAGATTACCAACGTCCGGCTGCCTAACGCCTCCCCGTCAGGCTACGACCCTTCCCAGTTCAACCAACTGGTACGCTCGCTTGAGCAGATTATTCTTCAGCTTAACAGCACTTACACCCCTGTTGTCACGGAGGACAAGGACCAAGCGCAAACTTGGTTTTTTGGAAAATAATGGGAAACGCATACAAACGCTATAACGAGACACTGGTAACAGCAACGCCAAAGGTGGTGTTGACGGTTCCTGCGGCTACAACGGCTATCGTCAAATCTATTTGGATAGCAAACGCAAACGCGGCAAGCACCAATATAACCGTCACCTTTTCCCCTGGCGGAAGCGGAACACACTATTTAGTGCCTTCGGAAGCAGTAGCCTCTAACGTGTATGTAGACCTCTTGGCCGGTTGGAACGCGGGCCCTCTAGTACTTGAGCAACTTGACGCGTTGACGGTCACATCTTCGCAGAGCACTGTTTACGTTGTAGTAAGCGCTCTTTTAGTGGACAGAAGTTAAAAATTTAATGGATAATCTTGTCAATCTCGCGTCCTTCCCCAGCGCGCGGCCCATGAGGCCTTTGGCAAAAACTAAAAAGGACCATCATGGCAAATGAAGGAATCATGGCGCTACCCCAAGGGGAAGCCATGCCGAGCGAAGAAGCTCAAGATCAACGGCCCACTGTCACGAGTGCGCAATCGTACGACGCCGCCCAAACAGCCTTGGGCATGACCCGCCCCGACGACCTTGCAATGCTCAAGGAGTCGTTGCGCCAAAACATGGCGGAAGTGGACTTAAAACCCGCTGAATTGGCCGCTTTTATTAACTTGTTGGAATACATCTCTCAGCGCCCTGCCGAGTACAGCCAAATCCGTCAAAAGCTTATTGACGACGACCTTGTCGACCCTGAGGACATGCCGGAGGAGTACGACGTTGAATTTATCGGCACGATGCTGGCCGTACTGAACGAAGTACAGATGAGCCAAGCACAGGGCGCGCAAGCCCCCATGATGGACATGCCTCCCGTTGAAGGGGCGGATGCCATGCAAGGCATGGGCCCCATGCAGCCGATGGCCATGGCCGAGGGCGGGTTGGCCGACGTGGCCTCTTACTTGGCCGCACAGGGTCGCCATGGTGACACCATGCTGGCGCACATCACACCCGAGGAAGCACAGCTCCTCAAAGACCGTGGCGGCTCTGGCACGATCAACCCGGTTACCGGCTTGCCTGAGTTCTTTAAATTTTTGAAGAAGATATGGAAGGGCGTGACCTCCGTTGCAAGGAAAGTGCTTAAAAGCCCAATTGGCCGCATCTTGGCGACCGTTGCGTTGGCCATGGTCCTCGGGCCAGGGGCAGCGGGCTTTTCAGGCTTTGGCTTGTCTGCCGGAACGGCAGCGGGCCTAGCCTCTGGCGCGGTGACCCTAGCAGGCGGCGGCTCCATTAAGGACGCGCTCGTCTCTGGCGCGATGGGCTACATTGGGGGCGGCGGAACGGTCATGGGTGCCAATCCCTTGGCATCGGTTGGCCAATACCTTCCCGGTGCGGCAGGTAGCGCGCTAAATACAGGTTTGACCACCGGCGCCATCGGCGCAGGTATTGGCAAGCTGAGTGGCATGAGCACCCAAGACGCCTTACGCATGGGCCTGACTTCTGGCGCATCGGCCGCAGCACTGACTGGCCTGCAGAACACGAGCCAAGCGGCGCTTGGGGGAGGGACAGCTCAAGACCTCTTGAATGCGCAAGCTGCCAGCGGCGATGGAACAGGTTTGCAACTGCCACCGGGCGCTGCCCCGGAGCCGGGATATACCGTAGCAGGAAACACTGTTCCTCCTGCCGGCGCCCCCGTACAGGCGCCCGTTGACGCCTCTTCTGCCCTGCAGCTGCCGCCGGGCGCTGCCCCGGAGCCGGGGTATACCGTAGCGGGTGCCAAGCCCGGCTTTTTTGATGAAATGACCACCGGGGCCAAGAACTTGTACTCAGAATACTTGTCTCCTAGCCGCCCGGGAATGGCGGCAGATGCGGGCATGTTCACCAAGTACGCTCCATTGGCAGCAGCCGGAACAGCTGCCATCGGTCTGGCGGGGGGCATGAAGAGCGAGCCGGTAAACCAAAACCCGGCATTTAACCGCGCCTACACGGGCTCGGACTACATGCGGGATAACCCTGCCCAATTTGCAGGTGGCCTAAGTACTTACACGCGCCCGGACATCCCTGCAAATCCGATCGTCCCGACGCCGTCTTATGCCAGCATTCCAGTTGGCCCGCCGGGCATGATCACTCCTGGCGGCATCACCCAGCAGCCGAGCGGGATAGCCCAGCCGTACAACATGGCAGGTCTGTACGGCGTGCCGTTGATCTATGGCCCGGATGGCCAGCCCCAGCGTATGGCTAAGGGCGGAGACGCAAAGCCCACAAACTTTCCCCGCAAAAACGGCCCTGTCAACGGCCCCGGCACGGGAACCTCGGATGAAATTCCCGCCATGCTGTCGGACGGTGAATTTGTGTTCACGGCCAAGGCAGTGCGCAATGCCGGCAGCGGAAGTCGTCGCAAGGGTGCGGCGCGCATGTACAAGCTCATGAAAATGCTTGAGGGCGGCCCGGTCAAGGGGAAATAAATGGCAGAAGAAACAGTCACACAACAGATCGTCCGGGAAGCCCCGGAGATTGAGGCGTACAAGCTAAAGCTGCTGCAGGAAGCCCAGAAACTGGCCTTCAACCAAAGCGGCGGACAGACGCTTGCCCAGCAACTCCCCGGCTACCAAGTAGCAGGGTTTTCCCCTGCACAACAGGCTGCCCTGCGATCTGCCGAAACGCAAGGCGTTGGAGCTTTTACACCGTACATGACCGCAGCCAATCAGGCACTTGGTGGGGCTTACCAGACCACGGGTGAAGCGGCAGACATCCTGCGCGGAGCAGACACGCGCCAGCAGTTCACCGACGCACAGCGGGCCATAGGCCAAGCTGGAGGCGCCACTGCCGGCATCACCTCTGGCATCGGCCAAATCGGCCAAGGTCTGGGTTACTTGGACGTTGCCGCGCAGCGCGCAGCAGCATCCGACACCACCGGTCAGTTTGGTGCTGCTCGCCAAGATATTGGAGCGGGCCTCGGAGCGCTGGCCACGGGCCAGAATATGGCCGCTTTGTCCAGCCAAGCCAACCTCCAGCCTGCAACGTCAGCCATTGCCCAAGGCATTGGGGGCCTGACTCAAGCGCAGCAGTTGGCGCTTGGCGCAGGCGGCGCAGACTTTAGCGGCTCTCAGGCCTTGCTTGGCCAAGCGGCCGGTCAGCTTCAAAGTGCGCAGCCTCAGTTTGGCCAAGCGCAACAGACCATGCAACAAGGCCTTGGCCAAGGCCAGCAGGCTATTGGCATGGCCGCGCAAGCTGCCCGGCAGCCGGGCTTCTTGGCGCAAAACGTGGCCCTTGGCCAAGCCATGGGGGCAGCCCGACAGGCCGGTCCATCTGATTTCAGTGGCGCTTTCCAAGGCTTGCAGGGCGCAGGCGACGATGCCATGATGGCTTCCATCATGGCGCAGCAGGCAGCGCAGCAGCCCGGGTTTGGCCAAGCCGTTGGCCAAGGCCAGCAGGCCATTCAGATGGCGCAGCAGGCAGCGCAGCAGCCCGGGATGCAGCAAGGTGTCAGCGCAGCCTTTGATGCAGCGCAGCAGGCCCGCATGGCAGCAGCGCAGCCCGGTTTTGACCGCGCCCAGCAGACCGGAATGCAGGCCGCGCAAGCGGCCATGGCCGCAGCGGCCCAGCCCGGGTTTGGTCAAGCGGAGTCCGCGCTCCAGCAGGGACTCGGTCAGCTTGGCGGTGCCACGCAGCGCTTTGACCCTGCTTCTGCGCAGAACTTTATGGACCCGTATCGCCAACAGGTGATTGACGAGGCCATGCGTCAAATGGATCGTCAGGGGCAGATTGCGCAGCAGGGCCTGTCGGCTCAAGCGGTGCGCTCGGGTGCCTTTGGTGGTGAGCGTGAAGGGGTGCAACGTGCAGAGATGCAACGCAACCTGATGGATCAAAAGTCCAGCACCATTGCCAACCTTTTGTCGCAAGGTTTTAGCCAGTCTCAGGCACAGGCCATGCAGGCGTTTGAACAGCAACAGGGCCGTCAGATGCAGGCGGGGCAGGGCATTGGTCAACTGGGCGCACAGCAGGCACAAGTAGCTGCTCAACAAGCAGGACTGCAGCAAGCAGGTGCCCAAGCCTTGGCCGGGCAAGCGGGACTGCAGTCGGGCATTGCCGCTCAACAAGCAGGCTTTGGCCAGCAAGCGGCCCAGCAATTGGCCCAAGCAGGACAGCTCCAAACCAGCACGGCCGCTCAACAGGCAGGCTTTGGCCAGCAAGCTGCTCAATTAGCCGCTCAACAAGCGGGCCTGCAGGGCCAGCTCGCCGGTCAACAAGGCCAGCTCGGCCTTCAAGCCGCGCAGCAGCGCTTTCAAGAGGCCGGGTTTGACGCTCAAACCGCCATGCAAATGGCTCAACTGCAACAGACACAGGCAAGCCAAGCGGGCCAACAGTCTCAATTGATGCAAGGCATCGGGGGCCTGTATGGTCAAAGCGCTCAAGCACAGGGCGGGCTGCAACAGCAAGCTGCTCAGTTGGCGGCGCAGCAGGCAGGACTTGGCGTGCAAGCAGGTAGCCAGATGGGTAACTTGGAAGCACAGCGCGCTCAGTTTGGCCAAGCCGCCGCAGGGCAGTTGGCCAACATCGGCCAGACCGTAGGTTCGCAAGCTGCGCAGCAGGCTCAACTTGGCCAAGCAGCGGCGGGTCTTTACGGCAACCTAGCACAAAACCAAATTGGCGCAGGGCAGGGCCTCGGACAGCTCGGCGTGCAGCAGGCTCAACTTGGCCAAGGCGCAGCAGGGCAGTTTCTGCAGGCAGGGCAGCAGTACGGCAACTTGGCCTCCCAAGGCGGCGCACTGGCGGGCCAAGAGGCTTCAATCAACCAGAACATCGCCAACTTGATGATGCAGCAGTCACAGGCGCGCAACCAAGCGGCTCAGGCAGCGGCAGGTATTTACGGTCAGCAGGCGGGCCAGTTCCAGCAGCTTGGCCAAGGCATCGGCCAGTTGGCATCGCAACAGTTTGGCATTGGGCAGCAGCAAGCGCAGGGCTTGGGCGCTCTTGCCGGCCAGTTAGGCCAGCTTGGCGTGCAGCAAGGTGCACTGGGCCAGACCGCTCAAGCGCTGCAGCAAGGGGACGTTAACTTTTTGTACAACGTCGGCCAGTCCCAGCAGGCCTTCAATCAGCAGTCGATCGACGCGCAACGTGCTACGGAGCTGCAGAAGGTTTACGCCCCATATCAGCAAGCAGGCTTCCTGTCGGACATCTACAAGGGCGCTCCGTCCACGCAGATGTCCACGGCCGTGGCCAGCCAGCCTTCGGCAAGTCCCTTCCAGCAAGCGGTCGGTATTGGTCTGGGTGCCGTGGCAACTGCGGCAGCCGCCTCAAAGGCAAAACTTTTCTAAGAGGTTGACATGAACAAGAATATGATGAAACAGGGCGACGGAATTGAAAACGTCGGAATCATGCAGGGCTTCATGAACTCCATGTCTGACGAGGGCGACGGAGAAGACGAGGGCGAAGACGGCTACGGCACTGAAATGACGATGGAGCGCCGACCTGATTCCCCTGAAATACTGATGAACAACCTACGGGGCGACATGCGCTCTATCGACGCTCGTCGTGACGAGTTAGCCGACCTCGTAGGTTACCAAGCTGCTACTGAGACGCCTGAGCAGGTGCTTGCAATGCTGCAGCCTATTCTTGCGCAGCAAGGTGGTGGCGGTATTGGCGCGCTGCCCCAATCACAAGACATGGCCCAAGGGCCACAGCCCCCGATGATGGGTGGCGCTCCTAATATGCCTCCTCCCGGCATGCCCCCGATGCCTCCTCCCGGCATGCCCCCGATGCCTCCTGACGCCGGTATGGCGCCACCTCCCGACCAAGGCGGCATTGCCGCGCTGATGGCGGGCATGGGTGCTGCCGGCAGCGCACCCCCTGCCGAGCAGGGTATGGCGCCACCTCAGGGCCAGCCAATGGCCATGGCAAGAGGAGGCTACGTCCAAAATTTTCAAACAGGGTCTAACGAAGAAGGCGTGACCCCTGTTGGACAAAGCCCTTCCGAAGACTTGATGATGTACCCCCCTGACATGGTGGCTGCGGCAAAGAAAGCTTCCTTGGACTTGTTCCAGCAGCAGCCTGCTGCCACGCAGACCTTGGGGCAGGCCACTGCATCACGCCTGCCAGAGTACACCAAGCTGCTGGGTGCTGACCGGGGCGCGTCTGAGGCGCAGATGCTGTTTGATCTCGGACAACGGGCCTTTGGCTTTGCTGGCAATGTGGACGACTCAGGTCGCCCACTGCGCGGCAGCTTCATGGCGCGCTTGGCCGGGGCCGCCCGCACATTGCCCGCTGCCATGGGCAAACGCATTGACGAGATTAGCAAGATTGACCGGCAGATCAAAATACTGGCTCTCCAGCAGGGCGAGAAAAGCATCGAGCAAGTTACCGCTCAGAATAACGAGCTGCAAAAGCGCAAAGGCAGCCTGATCAACGAAGTACTGCGCGCCCAAGCAAAAGTCGACGCCAAGAAGGCCGGGGAAAAGCCCACAGGCCCCCTCGGCAAAGGCAGCAAGGGCGACATCTTGAACAACATCATTGAGTTTGCTCCGCTGTTTCAAGCAGGCTCTTTGACGCCAAGCCAAGAGAACGCCTTTATGACGGCTGTCACGGACTACACGCAGCCGACGACGATTGAGACCACAGACCCTGAGACAGGTCTCAAGTCCCTGCGCACGCAGCGCAATCAGCTGCCTAAGTTTGTCACAGACGCATTGAATGCCCGACGCCCCGGCAGCGCGCCTGCTCCGCTTTCCGTCACGGGCGCCGTCGGTGGTGCGGCGCGTCCAGCGCTTAGTACGGCCCCAGCAGTGGCTCCCCTTATGGGGGCGACTTCGGACAATGTGGCACCTGAGGTTTTCCAAGCGGCTGCTGCGGCTCCCAAGTCGAGCTTTTTTGACTTGGCCGCCACAGGTACGGGCTTTGTCCCCGTGCTGGTTGCAGGCGCTGCGCGCAACGTGCCTTTGGACGTGGCGGGCAGGATGGCCCCTGACTTCCAGCAGAGCACTGCCATGCTGGAAAGCATGACCAATCGGGTGGTTAACGTCTTGCAAGAGAACCCCCGTTTTGCTGATGCCGAGCGTAAACAGATTTTGGGCGAGCTCAACATCGCTCCTCGATTGTTTGCTAACAAGAACGGCTACATCAACCAAATCATCGCTTTGGACAACGTGGTTGAAGGGCTTCAGGGCAGGGCGGAAAGAGTCCGGGACGAGCCAAAGACCGGCATCACAGCGCGTAACGACGCTATCAAGAAGCTTGAGGACATCGCCTCTATCCGCGATCTTTTTGGTATCCAGCAGCGCACGATCACTGACCCCAAAGTGTGGGCAACATTGCCCCCGGGTGAGTACGTCGTGATCAATCCCCAAACAGGGTTTAAAGAAGTGCGCCCTAAATACCAAGGTCCTGCAAGGTAACAAGACATGGCAAAAGCTCCTACCATTGACGATCTGTTCCCCACTGGAACACGGCCCGAGGCTGGCCCAAGCCCCGCAGAGATCGAGGCAGCGAGCAGGCCTGCGTTTTACCCTAAGGCAGGGCAAAGCACCGCGCCAACGGGACAAGCGCCTCAAGCGGGCTCTTTGGATGAGCTGTTCCCCACAGGCGGGTTACCTGAGCCAGGCCTTGGCGACTACGCCGGAACGGTGGCCAAGGGTGCTGCCGCCGGCGCACTCCGTGATTCGCCAGTCGTGGCCGGTGCCCTGTCGGGCTTTAAGCTGGGCATGCCCTTGGCCGCAAAAGCAGCCCCCTTTATCGGGGGCGTTGCCGCAGGCATTCCGCTGGTCACCACCGCAGTTGGCGGCTACTTGGGCTACCAAGCTGGTCAAGCGGCTGAGGGCTTCATTCCCGAGGAGACCGACCCACGGCTCGTGCCTTACCGAGAAGGAGGAAAAACCTTTGGCTCGTCTATTGCCACTGCTCCCGCTGCGTTCTTCTTGCCCACTGCTGGCCCCACCGCTGGACGTGTGGCCAAGTTTGTTTCGGGTATTGGAGAGACAGCGCGCCGCAGCCCCGGCGTGTTCATGGCCACTGAAGGCCTGACCGCCGCCAGCATGGGCTTGGCCGGTGGCGCAGCAGAAACCTACCGTCCTGGCCAAGAAGGCGTGCGCTTTGGTGCGGAGCTGGGCGCAGGCTTGCTGACTCCAACCAAATTGCTGCTTAGTGGCGTTGATTTGGCCAAGACAGGCTTGTCGTCTATCAAAGGCGCTGCGGGCGGCCGCAGTGCTGCTACGGAACGAAAGGCTGTCGGCCTTTTGCTCGACGCCCTGAACAAGAGCGGCGAGGACTCAGACGCGCTGATTAAGGCGCTGCGCACGCAGCTGCCCGGCACCGTTCCGTCCCCCACGGCTGGCCAAAAGACTGGCAGCCAAGCGCTCATGGACTTGGAAGCATCCCTTGGCAACCACCGCGCCCAGTTTGGCGGCGAGACTGCCAAGCAAGGTCGCACTGCGTTTTTAGCCTACCAAGAACTGGTGGGTAAGCTGCAAGAACTCGGCGACCCACAGGCTTTGCGAATCGCGGCCGAGCTGCAGCAAAAGCGCTTTGACAACATGATCGAGACGCGTCTGTCGTTGGCCGACGCCAACGCAGCCGCCAAGATTGCTAGGATCACCAAGGACACCCCCGAGGCTCGCAAGCAAATTGGCCAGTTGGTCAAAAACGAGACCGAACTGGCCTTGGCTGAGACACGTGATGTAGAGGGTCAACTGTGGACCTCTGCGCTGGAAAGCTTGACCAAGCCTGTGACAACCATGCAGGTGTCCAAGGTGCCGATGGAAGGCATTGAGGCGCAGCGCATCTTTGACCGCACTGGCAAGCGTCCGATGATAAGCCTTCCTGCCATGCCGATCAGAAAAGCCCCAACACTGGTGCCCACTGCAACGGCGGACTCTTTCTTGGCACGTGCGTCCGAAATGGGTCCTGCCCTGTTCGACGAGATTCCTCCGCAGGTACGCAAGATCATGGGGACTTTCGGCATTGACGAGTCCTCAGTGGCCCAGTTCCGTAACGGCAAGCTCTCCGATGACTATCTGCAGACCGGTCGAGTGCCCTCGAACTTCATGCCAAAGATCAAGGAACAGCCCGTTCAAGACATGGTGAACTACCGGTCTACTTTGCTGAAGATGGCACGTGATTCGGCAGGAGCGGGCGACGCCAACAAGGCTAGCTTCTTCAGCAACATGGCCGACGGCATGATGCGGGACCTGGACACGCTCCAAGACCCGATGTATGACCAAGCGCGCCAGTTCTCGCGCTCGCTCAACGACGTCTTTACCCGCACTTACGCCAACACAGTCGGCGCTGTGGCCAAGACAGGCAGGGATCGTGTGCCGCCAGAGACGCTGGTGCTCAACGCCTTTAGTGGCAACGCCGACCAGACCGCTCTGCGGATGAAGGAAATCGAAGACGCTGTCGGCTTCATGCGCACGCAGTACCGCGAGGTTGTCAAACAGTTCGGCATCGACAGCCCGCAAGCCCAACAGCTCCTGCCCCTAGCCCGCGCTGCAACCACCAACGTCGCGTCCGTTCGTGACGCGCATAACCGTGTGCTGCGTTTGGCTGCTGCAAATTCCATAGAGGTCGTTCCAGGACGTGATCCGGGGACTTTTGTCCAGAAGGTCAACTTGGGCAAGCTCACCAAGTTTGCGCAGCAAAATGCCCCTCTGTTGGAAAAGATGGGCATCATGGGAGACTTGCGGGACGCGGCCCACGCGTCTAACTTGCTCACCCAAGTGACCAACGAGAACAGCGCGCTGTCCAAAGTAGCCAAGAATCAATCCGCCTTTGCCCAGATGTTGACCGCCGAGAGCCCTACCGTCGTGATTGCGGACAGCTTAAATGGCCGCTTCCCAGTTAAAAGCATCAACGGCTTGGTGGACTTGGCCAAGAAGGGCGGCCCTGACGCGCTGGACGGTTTGAAATCCTCGCTGTTTGACTACGCCTACACAAAGGCCAACGGCTACAGCGGCAAGTTCAGCCCTGACGCCTATTCAACAGCCATGTTTGAGCCGCTCGGCCGCAACCAGCCGTCGCTTGTAAACATCATGCGCAGCAACGGGCTGATGACCTTGACAGAGATGTCAAACCTCAAAAAGCTCCTTACGCCAATGCAGCGCATTGAGACTGCCATCAAGAACAACATTCCCTACGAGGACGTGATTCAAGGGGCGGATGCGGTGACCGAGCTGGCGCTGCGTGTTGCGGGTGCTCAGATTGGCACAGCCGCTGCACCCAGCGGCCCCGGTAGTCTGATTGCAGCCTCCGCAGGCTCCAAGGCGGTGCGCCAAATCTTTGACGCGTTGCCCAATGCCACCGTGCGCACCATTTTGGAGAACGCGGCCAAGGACCCTCAGGCCATGGCCCTACTCCTGCAAAAAGGGCGCACGGAAAAAGAGCAGATCGACATCGCCAACAAGCTGATTAACTACGTGGGCTCATTGGGTGTGTCGATTGGCAAGAGCGCTGTCACTCCTGCGTTGAACTACCTGTCCGCAGATAGCGACCGCCCCGCTCCGACTGCTCAAACGTCACCGTTCACGCAACAAGGCCAAGCGGCGCGCCAGTTACGCCAACTACCCACAGCTCCGGGAACACGTGGTGTGCCGGGGCTCAATAAAGCGGACGAAAAGAAGCCCCCAAGCGGCCCGCAGTCCAGTGGCCCGCCAACTAAAGCCAACGCTCGCAGCATGTACGCCTCGCTGTTCCCGTTTGACACAGTCAGCCCTATGGCGGCTGCTCAACCGGCGCCGCAGTAATGCGTGACGTCTCGTAGGCTTGTACCCGCTCCATCCACTGGGCCTTGAAGGTCTGCCATTCTCGGCCCGTGATGGTGAACTCTTGGGTCGTTCCATCCTGCACGGAAACCAGCACGGCGGCAAAATCAATGTCGGTCCCGTACATTGCGTCGTGGGCCATGGCATATGCTGCGAGCTGGTGAAAATAATCGGTAATGTACTCGTAGCGCTTGGACTTGACCGACTGCTTAAAGTCGATAATGGCCAGCTTGCCTCGGTACGTGGCCACCATGTCCGTCGTGCCGGCGTACCGGTGCCCGTAGTGCAGTGACACCTCCGAACCGTGAATCTTGGAGATCGCACCGAAGTACTTGTTGGCCAAGGTAAACGCCATCTGGTGGCCCTTCATGGCCAGCCAATCACGGCCAACGGCCAACGGCTTGCCCTCCAAGATGCATTCTAAGGTGTAGTGCATGGTGGTGCCGATGTAGGAGGCCTGCTCTTTTTGCCTGTCAGCTTCTGCTTGGCCAATGCGCTCGGCCCATGCTATGAGCGCGGTCTTGTCCTTGGTGCTGTCCAAGATTGTTGTGACGGAGGGGACGTGTTCATTATTTGGCAAAACGTATACACGTCCCGTAGACGCGTCGATTCTTTCGAGTTTTTTATACACAAACTCGTTTGACCAAGGAATCAGATCAGCCATGTTTTCATTTCCTCTCCAAGCACTTGGGTTGCAATGTCGATCTTTGCGCGCAAGGCTTTGACGATCTTTTCGTCAATGGTGCCCACGGCGATCAGGTCAATGTACGTCACGTTTTTGGTCTGGCCAATACGGTGGGCGCGGTCCTCAGATTGAAGGCGCTTTTCCAAATCGAAGCTGTTGCTGTAGTAGACCATGGTGTTGGCGGCCGTCAGGGTCAAGCCGTAGCCGCCGGTGCTGGGATTGCCAACGAAAAAGCGCATCTCACTGTCAGGCTTTTGGAACTCCTCCAGCACGCGCTTGCGCTCGTCCATGTCCGTGTCTCCGTAGTACATGCCCACGGCGTTCATCCCGTACTCCTTTGAAAGCGCCATCTTGATGGCCTCAATGTCGTGCCGATAGTTGGCCCAAATGATGAGTTTGCCGTCTGTTTCTTCAACGATGGCCATCAGCTCGTCAATGCGCTTATTGGGCAATTCAATGATAGTGCCGTCGTCGAGCTTAACGTGTCCACAGACGATCTGGTGCAGGCGCATGAGCTGCGTGAGCGCATTGACGGTGCTCACCAAGCCGCCATCAATCTGGGCCATGGCGTAGGCCTTCATCTCGTTGTAGTATTTGAGCTGCTCAGGCGTCAGGTCCACCTCCCGCTTGACGTACAACTTGTCTGGCAGGTCTAAGCACTCCTCCTTTTTGACGCGATAAGCAAAGCGATCGAGCTTTTCCTTTAGCTCGTCCAAGCGCCTGTAGCCTACCACCTGCTTGAAAGTGTGGGTGTTGAGCTGGCGCTCCACTGTCACGGCGTAGCGCGCTTGGAAGACGTAGTAGCTACTAACATTCAGGCAGCCGTCAGACAGGAATGCGCACTGCTGGTACAGGTCCATGGGGCTCTTGGTGACCGGGGAGCCCGTGAGGATGCGCCTGAACCGCGCGCCACGGCCCACCTTCTCAGTGTTCTTGCTACGCGCCGAGCCTGGCGTCTTAATGGTGGTGCTCTCGTCGATCGCCATCAAGGCGTTGTGCACAAGCAAAAAGCGCTTGGCGTATGCAGTGCCTTTGGCGGTGCTGAAAGCCTCGACGTTCATCACCAAAATCTTGAGGTCTTCAGTGACGGTGAACAGCTCGTCCAAAGCCTTTTGTTCCGCCTTGCGGGGCGACGGAGACCAGATAGCCATGCGGTGAACGACGTGCTCGGGTAAGTGCTTAGGGATTTCTGTGTCGTACCAGTTGCGGTAGACCCCCTTTGGGGCTACGATCAAAAATCCATTGATCTTCCCCTTATCGTAGAGCATGGCCACGTTGTTGATCAGCATGAAACTTTTGCCTGTGCCCATGTCAGCAAAGAGCGCTGCTACTGGGTATTCCCAGAAGCGCTGAAGGTAAGCCTGTTGATGAACAAAGGGCTTGTTCTTGAAGGGGTAGGTCGATAAAAAGTGGTCCATGATGTATCTCTTTCTGGCAGGGGTTGCAGACTCCTGAAAAGGCAGTGTACACTGGGTGCTCGAATTTAAGAAAGGAGAAATTTAGATGCCAACCGTTTACGTTGTCTCAGAGACTACGACACACAACATTGCAAGCGCTCTGGACTATGGCCAGATTGAAACAATTTTGCCTCCCAATGCGCAGATAGCTTTCTCCGTTGTGCCGACAGTCCGCCGCATCCAGCGTAAGTTGGATAAATTTTCCGATGAGGACTTCTTGCTCCTCATTGGAGACCCCTCTGCCATAGGCATTGCCTGTGCAGTAGCTGCCAGTAAAAACAATGGCCGCTTTAAGTGCCTCAAGTGGGATAAGCGCGAGCGTCGCTACATCCCATTGGAGGTTGATCTTTTTAAGAAAGGAGAAATCGATGAGTCTTACGACTACTTTTGAAGATGACGCAGGTGCCTACAAGGTAGCTGACACTCAAATTGCCGGTATCGCGGGCCTTGCTAGGCGCGCAAAGATGCTGGAAAAAGAGATTACCGATATGGAGGAAACCCTCAAGGAGCGAAGCGAGCAGTTCCGAAAGCTCACCGAGCAAACGATACCTGAGGCCATGGCCGAAGTTGGCATGAAGAAGTTCGTGATGGAAGACGGCAGCACTATTGATGTCAAGCCGTTCTACAGTGCGAGCATTCCTAAGGCCCGGCAGTCAGAAGCCCATCAATGGCTTAGAGACCACGGCTTTGATGACATTATTAAAAATACCATCAGCGTCCGTTTCGGTCGCGGTGAGGACGAGCTGTCAGCTCGTTTACTAAATCTCTTGGGCACGCAAGGCTACCCGGCCGAGCAGGCGCAGAAGATAGAGCCCCAAACCCTTAAGGCTTGGGTTAAAGAGCGTGTTGAGAAGGGACAGATTGTCGACACAAAACTTTTTGGCGTATTTATTGGCCAAAAAGCTACCATTAAATCAAACTGAAAAAAGGAAAATGAATCATGGCTAAAAACGAAGTTGCAGCACAAACCGCCAATACTGCACTGGCAATCGTGGGGGACTTGGAGCAAGATGCCGGAGCCGGCTTTGACGGCATGACGCAAGACGATTACGCGCTGCCGTTCCTGCGTTTGCTGACCAGCACGAGCCCCGAAGTTGGCGACATGGATGGCGCACTGCCCGGCATGATGCTCAATTCGGTTACCGGCGAGCTGTTTGACGGCAAGAAGGGTATTTTTGTTGTGCCTTGCGCCTACGTGCGCCAGTACATCGAGTGGATGCCGCGCGGCCAAGGCAGCGGAGCGCCTGTGCACATCTATCCGGCTACCAGCGACATCCTGTCCCAGACTCACAAGGAGCCTGGCGACAACAAGGATTACTTGGACAACGGGAATTACATTGAGAACACCGCGAATTACTACGTCATGTTGGTTAATGAGGCAGGTTTTCCAGAGCCAGCGCTCATTACCATGAAGTCCACGCAGCTCAAAAAGAGCCGCAAGTGGAATTCGATGATGCAGTCAGTCAAGATGGCCGGCAAAAACGGCATGTTCACGCCCCCGATGTACAGTCAAACATACCGTCTGACCACAGTGGCCGAGTCCAACGACAAGGGCAAATGGTACGGCTGGGAAATTGAGCGTGTGGGCGCCGTTGACAAGGCAGACATCTACAATGTTGCCAAGACTTTTGCGCAGTCCGTGGGCTCTGGTGACGTGAAAGTTAAGCACGAGAGCGAAACGGGAGCAGCAGCAGGTTCGGCACCGCCGTTCTAAGTTTTGGGGGACACATGTGGCTCGTTGGACCACCCGGGTTAAGCATGTGTTCAACCTTGCCCGAAGCGCAGAGTCGAGGGACTTGCAATTACCTCGACAGCCAGAAGGCAGTAAACCGTAGCGTGTCCCCCACCCTCACTAGAAAGAAGAAATGACTGATATCACCAGGTTCAAGGCTATCTTTACCGGCTTGGACATTGCCTATGGAACATACAAAATTGAATCATCTCGAGGAGACGGGAAGCAGGCAGGCAAGGCCGTTGTGGTGCGCAAGCCACCGATTGACGACTTGTGGACCAAACACCTTGAAGGCGTTGAACCGAGTCTGGGCATTATCCCGATCCGGGCGGATAACTCCTGTATCTGGGGCTGTATTGACATTGACCAGTATCCACTGGACCACGCAGGGCTGATCAAGAAGGTTCGCAGCTTAGAGCTGCCGATGGTGGTGTGCCGCAGCAAGTCCGGTGGCGCCCACGTTTTTCTCTTCACCAAGGAGCCGATCCCTGCTGCGGAGATGCAGCGCTTCCTTAAGTCCTGTGCGGCCCTGCTGGGCGAGGCAGGTCGAGAGATATTCCCAAAGCAGTCCCAAATTTTGGTGGACCGTGGCGACACGGGCAACTTCCTGAACCTGCCGTACTTTGGCGGGGATCAGACGATGCGCTATGCCATCAACGACGACGGCAGCGCCGCAACCCTTGAAGAGTTTTACGAGCTGTACGAGCAGTGGGTACAGCCCGCAGAACTTAAGTTCCCTGAAGAGGCCAAGGAGCCTGCTCATCCGATCAAGGATGGCCCTCCGTGCCTGCAAGCGCTGTGTTCACAGGGCGTGCCTGAAGGCACCCGCAACAATGCGTTGTTCAACATTGGCATCTACCTCAAAAAGGTCATCCCTGTGCACTGGGATGACGCCATGGTTGAGCACAACCTCAAGTACGTTTCTCCACCGCTGCCCAACAACGAGGTCCAAGTTTTGGTTAAGCAGCTGCACAAGAAAGAGTACCGCTACAAGTGCAAGGATTCCCCGCTCAACAGCTTTTGCAACAGCGGCCTTTGCAGGACACGCAAATACGGGATCGGGGGCAACGGGCCGGATGCGCCACAGATGTCCTCCTTGTCTAAGTACAACTCTGAGCCACCGCTGTGGTTCTTAGACATCAACGGCAAGCGCGTTGAGCTGGACACCGAAAGCCTGTTTACTCAAGCGGCGTTTCAAAAGGCCTGTGTTGAAAAGATCAACCTGTTGCCACCCACACTGCGCAAGCAGGACTGGGAGCTGATGCTCAACGCGCTGCTTAAAGAAATGGTCGAGACGGAGCAGATTACAGAAGCCAGCGAAGACACCAGCATCACGGGCCGCTTCAACGACTTGTTGGAAGAGTTTTGCACGCACTTGCAGCAAGCGATTGACCGCGAAGAAATCCTCATGGGCCGCCCATGGACAGACGAGAACGAGGCACGCACTTACTTCCGCATGAAAGACCTTGAAGCGCACTTGGTGCGCAACAACTTCAAGGGCATGACCGCGCCCAAGATGGCCCAACGCCTGCGAGACTTGGGCGGCGAGCCGATCAGCCTGTTCCTCAAGAACCGCGCTGCGCGGTGCTGGCGCATTCCAGGCTTTGGCCGCCAAGACGCGCCATTTGACACCCCCGAGCAACGCCAAACCCGGAGCCCTTTCTGATGCTAAAAATTGACGGACATGACGACGCGATCATTGGGCCCGCATGCATATGGCGCAACAACACCCAGGTGAACGTGCTGGTCTACGACGGTGAGGTTATGCGAGAACGCCTTATGAACGACGGCATGAGCAGCGAGGAAGCGCGCGAGTACATTGAATTTAACGTAGAGGGCGCGTATGTGGGAGTGCACACCCCCGTCATCGTCTGGCCAGAAGACCTGTGGGACGAGTTGGAAGGGGACGAAGAATGAACATCACCAAAGTTTTCGGCCCACCCGGCTCTGGCAAGACGACGTTCCTATTGAGCATTGTTGAGCAAGAGCTGGCAGGCGGCGTGCACCCGACCAAGGTCGGCTACTTTGCTTTCACTAAGAAAGCCGCCACTGAGGCGCGCGATCGGGCTATCCAAAAGTTTCCGAACCTGAACCCTGACACGGACTTTCCGTTTTTTCGCACAATGCACAGCCTGGCCTACCGCTGCTTGGGCATTAGCAACAAGGACATGATGTCCACGGAGAACTACCGCGAGTTTGCGCTAGAAGCGGGCATTGAGCTGGCCATTGAAACCGGTGACGAAGAGTTTGCGGTAAAGGCCGATAACCCAATCCTTAACGAAATCAACATTGCCCGCATTCGCGGCATTGACCTGCGCACCCACTACAACCGCTCAGAGATGCAAATCGAGTGGTATCACTTTGAGTACGTCGAGCGAGCCTACCGCCATTACAAGACGGCCCGTAACTTACTGGACTTTACCGACTTGCTAGAGCAGATTTTGCAAGCGCCTGATCGGTTGCCCACGCTGGAAGCCTTGATCATTGACGAGGCGCAAGACTTGTCACGTTTGCAGTGGAGGCTGGTCGAACAACTCGCGTTGCGAGCCCAGCGTTGCTTTTTGGCGGGGGATGATGACCAGGCGGTTTACAACTGGGCAGGAGCGGACGTCGCCAGCTTTTTAGGTTTTTCAGGCACCGTCAAGGTCTTAGACCAGTCCTATAGAGTGCCGGCCAAGATTCACGCCTTGGCCAACTCGGTGGTAAACCGCATTCGCCAGCGTCAGCCTAAGGTCTGGAAGGCGCGAGAGGAAGAAGGCTCAATCAGTTATTACAACGATTTCCAGCAGGTGGACATCAGCAAGGGCAACTGGCTTATCTTGGCCAGCGCCAACTACATGCTCACCGACATGCACGATTGGATTAAGAGCCAAGGACTGTTGTTTGAGCGCCACGGCCAACGCAGCGTCAGCGAAACCACTTTGATTGCGGTGTTGGGCTGGGAAAAACTACGCAAAGGCGGCGAAGTGCCGTTTCACGTCGTTAAGATGGTTTACAAGTATTTGGACAGCAGCATGGTCAAGCATGGCCACAAGATGCTGCGCACAGCCGACACCTCCGCCAGCTACACGCTCGATCTCCTGAAAGAAAAGCACGGACTTCTTTCATCAGAAATCTGGAGCAAGGCGCTGACCAAGATCAGCGAGGACCGCCGAGACTACTTGGTCTCGCTACTGCGCCGCAATACACGGCTCACGGGCCACATTCCGATCAAGCTCTCCACGATCCACGGCGCCAAAGGTGGCGAGGCGGACAACGTCCTGCTGCTCTCGGACCTGTCCACGCGCTTTGCCAAGGACTACGACAAGAACTCCGACGACATCAACCGACTGCTGTACGTAGGCATCACTCGGGCTAAACAAACACTGCACATCGTTCTTCCCAAGAACGAACAGAAAGGCTTTCGGTTATGAAGCGCGATATTAAAACGCTGTCCATGTTCCCCCGCATTTCCGAGTGGCTCCCGCCTCAGAATTTTCCCAACCTGAGTGAAGCCAAGGAGATTGCAATTGACCTTGAAACCTGCGACCCGAACATGGAGAGCCTTGGCCCCGGTTGGCCTCGCAATGATGGTTTCATTGTGGGCTATGCCGTTGCCGTTGATGGCTGGGCGGGTTACTTTCCTGTCGCTCACGCAGGCGGCGGAAATCTGGACAAGCGCATTGTGGAGCGCTGGGTCAAGGATGTTGTGGCCACGCCGGCCGACAAAGTCATGCACAACGCTGCCTATGATTTGGGATGGCTACGCGCCTCGGGCTTTGAGGTCAATGGCAACATCTACGACACCATGTTGGCTGCGCCCGTGTTAGACGAAAACCGCTACGCTTATAGCTTGAACGCTTTGGGTTTTGATTACCTCAAGGAAGTCAAGTCCGAGCAGGGCCTAAAAGAGTCGGCCTCCGACTTTGGCGTGCACCCCAAGAAGGAGTTGTGGAAGCTGCCTGCCATGCACGTGGGGGAGTACGCCGAGCAGGATGCAGCGCTGACCCTAAAGTTGTGGCACCACTTTCAAGCACTCATGCGCAACGAAGAGGTTGAGTCCATCTTTAAGCTTGAGACAGAGGTGCTGCCGGTGCTGGTCGACATCACTCTAAAGGGCATCAGCTTTGACCGTGTTAAGTGCGAGAAGCACATCATTGACATGCGCCGCAAAGAAGCCGAAATCCTGAAGTATCTAAAGAGCCAAGCCGGCATGCAGGTGGACATCTGGGCCGCGCAGTCCATTGCCGCCGCGTTTGACCGTTTGGGCGTGCAGTACCCTAAGACAGCGGCCGGCGCGCCCAGTTTCACTAAGAGCTTCTTGGACACGCATGAGCACCCCATGGCTAAGATGATCTTGGAGGCTAGGGAGCTGAACAAGACCCACGGCACGTTCTTGGAGCCCTATCTGAAGCACAGCGCCAAGGACGGGCGCATTCACACGCACTTCAACCAGATGCGCAACGAGGAAGGCGGCACAGTAACCGGGCGTCTGTCTGCGTCCAACCCCAACCTCCAGCAAGTGCCCGCGCGCCACGAAATTATTGGCCCCATGGTGCGAGGCCTGTTCCTGCCAGAGGAAGGCCAGCTTTGGGCAGCTAACGATTTCTCCTCGCAGGAGCCGCGCTTATTGGTGCACTATGCCACACTGCTGGGATTGCCCGGCGCCGAGAAGATGGCGCAAGCCTACCGCGACAACCCCGACACGGACTTTCACCAAATGGTGGCTGACATGGCCGGAATTAAACGCAAGGCTGCCAAGACGATCGGCTTGGGCCTGATGTACGGCATGGGCAAAGCCAAGCTGGCCCACAGCCTGGACTTGCCCCTGGACGAGGCCAGCGAGCTGATCGCCACGTTTCACAGCAAAGTCCCCTTCCTCAAAGGAACAGTGGACGCGGTCATGAAGCGCATTGAGCACCCCGCCTCGGGCGGCTGCATCCGAACTCTGCTGGGCCGCAAGTGCCGGTTTCCGCTGTGGGAGCCTGTGGAGTGGGGCGTGAACAAGGCGCTGCCGCGCGAGCAGGCAGTCATTGCCTACGGCTCACGGATCAAGCGCGCGGGCACCTACAAGGGCCTAAACCGTTTGATCCAAGGCTCTGCCGCAGACCAGACCAAATCAGGCATGGTGGCCCTTTACAAGGCGGGCTTTAACCTGCTGTTGCAAGTACACGACGAGGTGGCCCTTTCCGTGCGCAACATTGAAGAGGCCCGCGAGGCCGCCGACATCATGGCCAAGGCAGTAACCCTAGAAGTGCCCTCCCGCGTGGACGTGGAGACTGGACGAAACTGGGGCTCTGCCGCATAATTGAGCCGGGGTAAATGCAGTTGCTCCGACTTTGTTAAGTGAAACTTCGGGCTGGGGGCTTGCCTCCAGCCCATTTTTTCCGATACACTAATAAGTCTAAAAGAAAGGAGAAATACATGGGTCGATTACCAAACGCACGAACACAGGTTGTTCCGGCTTATCCAGAGCCATACGTCCGTCAGCCAGCAAAGCTGGCGCAGCCTCGCGTTAAGAAAAAGCGGGGTCGTCCGCGCAAAAACGGGCGACCAAAAGAAGACACCTATGACTCGGTGCGCTCATCCCCCTCAAAACGTGCCGGCAAACGTTGGATCACCGTCTCCGTGCCTGAAGAAGCTTACCTCATGCTCAAGGAAGTTGCGGCGTTTTACAAAAGCGGCATGGGGGCGTTTATTCAATCCTTGGTTCAGACTGCGTTTGACAAGGCATACCAAGAGTCGCTCACCTTGCAGCGCATTGACAACACCCGTAAGAAAGCCAAAAATGAAATACAAGACCGAGATGACGTTCCCCGTCGAACTCACTTTTGAGGTGCTGCCTGCAATGGACGTAGAAGGCACCGAATTGCCTGCCCAGCTGGACATTACCAAGGTCTTGCTCACCATTGTCGGCCCGAGCGGAAAGCCCCGCCAAGTAGACATCACCAATACGCTCACCGAAGACCAAACCATGCTGTTTGAGGACGAGATTGTTGAGAACTACGATGAAGATAATCGGGTTTGAACGCCCGGCCGAAGGGCATCCATGGAGGGAACATGAAACTGATCGACGAACTTTTGAGACTGGCGCAGACAACGCAGCAAGAGAACCGGCCCTTGTTAAAGGCCGTGGCACAGAAACTTGAAGACCAACGCCGGTGGCGTGAAGCATGGTTAAATGCAGAGAGTAAAGTTGAGTTGTTGACAAGTGAATTGAAGGTGATAAAGTCAAAGCTTCAGCATAGAAAGAAGAAAGAAGACAATGATTAAAAAGCCCGCTCAACGTGGGATTGAGGGGCCATGAGAAAACGTAGCAAGTACCGCCCTCGCACAGTCCTGCAAAGCCCCCTAAACTATGTGCTGTCAGGCCTCAAGCCTGTTCGCGAGCTGTCAGATGTCTACTTGGCCGTGCAGATCAGGAACAGGAACGCGTTGGATCAGGTTCGCAAGGGTTTGGCCCTGAGGGAAGACATCGACATGCTGATTGGGGCATTCAACATTACCGA